ATTACAATAAACGAGACCCTTGTCAATATATGTTTGAATTTGTTCAAGCATTTTATTCTCCTATATAAATACATCATACACAATTTCACCGAAAATGTCAAGCGAAAAAACGAATATGAAATACTTTGAAACTTCAATGCAACTAGCAAAAAGTTTGCTATATAACATGCCAAAGGAGCAGTTTGAAAATGAGTTCGACTCAGACGCCGTCGAAGTTCTACAATTTTGTGTTTTCGGAGTTGAGCCTAAAACAGAGGACACTCCAAAGTTAGAGTATAAAGATATAAAATATATTGAGTGAGATTATTCTCGGTGTTCGTGGAACCAGCCGAGGGATGCGAAGTCTTTACGAATTTCGTTTGAAACATATCCTTCTGAGATGGGTGTAGGCACACCATCTATCATCACTGTATCATCGTCCATATAGCAGTAGAAATTTAAATAATCTTCGCCTTTTCCTCTCAAATCAGCCACAACACCACCTGCTTCACGGAACGACCAGGTCGCTTCTTGACTATTCTTTTTCCACACGTTATTGCAAAGTGCCAAATAAAAGTAGTCGGCATATTTCTGATCCTCAAGTTTCTTTGAGATGCTAACGGAGTTATAAAAATCAACCATAAATTGTCTCTTTGCTCCAGCAGTTTGCGAAGCTTTATAATTTGACACGTCGATACCTGATCCCATGGGACCACCATTTGATGACATAATTCCTCCTTCAAATAATTTTCTTATATTTAGACTTTAACCAGAAACGCCCTGGGATTTCTCCCAAGGCGCATTCACTCAGACTTCAACAGAGTCTTCCACCCGCCGATTGATATGAGATGTGTGAAACTCACCACTGTCAAAGCGAACAAGCAACTCAGCCAGAGCATCGTTTGAATTTGAACGAATCTCTTCTAAGGTTGCGTCCAAATCAGCAGCAGCCTTTGAGCGCAGATTGCGAAGATTCGCCTCAAGGTCAGACGATTTCATGGCTTGCTCAGTTGTCTCACCCGCAGCACGGTTCAGAATCGCATTTCGAAACTTCGTGCGAGCCGCAATGATTTCAACATCAAGAATGTTGCGACTGTCTTGCCGAGCCTCACGAATCTTGTTGTTCAAGCGAACACGAACAACCTTCAGAATATGGCGCTCAGTGACCTTCTTGACATTCAGGACATCAGCAAGCAATGATTTTGAAACAGATGACATAGTGTGTCTCCTTTGGAGATTGTTTTCTCATGAGTCGCTGAATTGCTTCTCACTCAACATGATCAGATCATAGCACACTGGTCAGAAATGTCAAGGGTTTTTTTTATTTTTTTTCGAGAATGCTCGACGGTTTTTCGTCTTCGGTCGGTTTTTCCGGCGTCGACGGTTTTTTCGGCGGGGGTCCTGAGACAAATTCACCGCCTGTCCTCTGCCAAGCATCTGAATTTTCTTGGGGATTTGGTCTTCTTGGGTCTTGTGGTATCATAATTCAGCCGATCTAAATTTGATATATATGCATTAACAAGAACAGAGAATGTTGGTAGCATTCTCCGCCCTCTAAACACAACCTGCTGAAAAGGAGCAAGTCATGTCTGAATGTATTTATCATCGCCACCATATCATCCCTCGCCACGCTGGCGGAACTGACGATCCCTCAAACATTGTAGAACTAACCATTGAAGAACACGCCGAGGCTCATCGCTTGCTGTATGAGGAACACGGCCGTTGGCAAGACAAAGTTGCTTGGCGGGCTCTTTCTGGTCAAATTGATAAAGATGAGATTACAGCCGAAGCGAGACGAGAAGCCGGCAAAAAACGAAGAGGCAAATCAATACACTCGGAAGAATCAAGAGCAAAGATTCGTGCTGCTATGAAAGAAAGATATAAAGATAAAACAGAAAACCCAATGTATGGTAAAACTCATTCAGAAGAAACCAAAGCAAAGATTAGTGCGTCAAATAAAGGTAGAGTTAAATCAGAAGAAGAAAGAGCAAATATAAGTGCTGCGATGACGGGAAAGAAACTTTCAGAGGAAACTAAAGCAAAGCTTAGTGCTTTCAATAAAGGCAAGAAAAGGGGACCTCGTTCTGAAGAAACGAAAGCAAAGATTAGTGCATCTCGTAAGGGTAAAAAATTTTCAGACGAACATAAAGCAAATCTAAGTGCGGCGCATAAAGGCAAGAAAAGGGGACCGCGGTCAGAGGAAACTAAAGCAAAGATAAGTGCGGCCCGTAGGAGTCAACATTAGCCAATGACAAATCCGAGAGGCTCGTAGTAGAAATCGGACAATTCTTGTCTCATCTTCTCCATCTCCATTTGAGCTTCTTGCTTCATTTCTGAACCATTGAGTTGAACACCACCAGGTAAAGCAAGGACTCCAAACTTGCTGATATTTTGTCCCCATTGATATTTGACTTTTTGAACATAATACTCTTTCAACCAGCGGTCATTATAAATTCCTTTTGCTTCTTCTGGGTCTAGCAGTTTGTAAGCTTCCAAAATAATGAAATCACCGACTCTTGCATCAGGTCTTGTTGTCTGATAACCACCATTAAGCTGTGATTCAAACTGAATATTGAAATTTTCTTGGTCATTTGGATCATCATTTTCATTCAACACTTCACCATCAGGTAGCTCAGTTAAAATATTTGATTCAAAGAATTCTTTGGGTCCCCAGTTCCAGTCTATGTAGAGCCGATTGCTGTAACGTTTATATCGAATATCGTGCTTTGTATTTAAAAGCAAGTCAATTGTTGAAGCATATTGCCTAAATAGCACATATGACGTTAAATCTATGGGAGCAAAACCGCCTATGCCTCCATTGACACCATTGTTCATCATCATGGTAAATATATCGAAAGGTAATTGGGAAAACGCATCATCTACTCGTCCCATCATTAGATGAGATGCGGGAATCAATTTTTCAATACCAATGATACGACTACCATCAATTGGAATCCATTGATTGTAGACATCTTCTTCAGTAATTTGATAACGCAAATAGGTTCGTTCATTTGCTTCAAGATTAAATTCTTGAAATAATTCTAAAGAATCATCTAAGCGGTCTTCAAGTTGTTCTTCGGTAACATTCACTTGAATCATTGGATGTCCGAGTGCACGAAGAGACCAGTTTATTAAATCTTCTCTTGATTTGATCATGGAGCTATTTGTAGTAGAATGTTTTAATCATTTGTTTTCTATATTTATACTAAATTTGTTTCATAAATAAAAAGAACCCCCTCATATCCGATTGCTATATTCTGAATAAAGGAACTTTTAGATGGCTAACTATAAAACTTTAGAAAATGAAATTGGGAATAGTCCTTATTTTATCAAAGATCCAGGACTTGCTTTTTCTCAGATTTTATTCAAACCAGGATATCCTCTTCAGTCCGCAGAACTCATTACTCTTCAAAATATAATCAATGAACAAATTCGAAGATTTGGTCGGCATATTTTCAAAGAAGGTTCAATTGTTCATTTAGAGAAAGGATTGAGTAGTGAATCTGAATGTTTATTATTTGAGTTAGATGACCTTGCTCAAGGTATTAAAGTTAAGAATGGGGATCGAATTACTTTTCGTGTTAATGGAACTAATTTATTGAACAGTTTCGGTTCAGCAGATTTCACAGCCGTCGAACTCAAAAATTCTTTTATAGATCAAGATGATGGAGGAAATAACATTGTATATCCTAATCTCTTAGCAATTGAAGAAAACGTAGCATTTCCTGATCCTGGTCCTGGTGTTACTGTTGAAGTTTATGTAGGGTATGGTGCTGGAACACTGCTTGGAACATTATTACAAAATCAGCCAAAAATAGGAAGATTCTGTTCAATTGGTAATGGTACTTTTTTTGTAGGTGGTTATTTTACGAACATCGCTGAACAATCAATGATTTATTGGTATGATGACCAACGAGAAATCAATTGTGAACTTGGTGTTCAACTCACTTGGGAAATTGCTGATATTTCTCATCCTACTTTTGGTCAATTCTTATTTGATCCAGCAGAAAATGCTTTCAATGAAAACTCTCCAGGTGCTGACCGACTAATCTTAAAGTTAGAACTTGCTCGTAAACCCTTGGGTTATAATCAATTAGAAAGCGATTGGAAGTTTATACCACTTGTCAAGTATCAAGAAAATAAATTAATTTATCGTATCAAGTATCCAATTTATGCTGAACTTGGAGAAACACTCGCAAGAAGAACCTACGAAATCAATGGTAACTTTGTTGTTGATGAATTTCGTATGGAAACAGTTGAAGATGCTGCTCTAAAGGGCATACATCAAATATCAAATCGCAATGTGATTACACCAAATGAAGAAATATATTGGACAATCAATGGTCAAGGAACAAATTACAAAGATAAATTAGAAGTCGGAAACTATTTACTTTTTGGTGATTCAATTCGTTATAATCGTTTACTTCGAATCGAACAGATTGATGACAATTATAATATGATTGTCAGTGATATACATTATGATGACTATGATGATGAAGTCACGGGCGAACAAACACTTCAACAAATGTGGGATTACTCAAATCCTTTTGAAATTTCTTTACGAGATGAAAGCAAACTCAACTACACAATTTTTGAAGGTCTTGCTTATGTCAAAGGTTGGCGTTATGAGAAAGAGTTTATTACAAAACTTCGTGACAACAAGGCAAGAGAAACTAAAATAGTTCCTGAAACAGTCTCACCAAATCGACACTATTTTGTTCTCAATTATGATGAGCATGGTTCATTTATACCAAATCAATATATCAATACAGAACATTTTATTGATTTTGAGAGACTCGAAGAAGTCGATTTACACTGTACAGAAAATAAAGAATACTACGAACTCGACATCACAGACTTTGGATTTAACAGTTGGCTTCCTGGTTATTATACTGAAGACCATTTAGTTGAAATTGATAATGCAGCATTTCGTTGTGTTGAAACTGGCACACACAAATATGAAATTTTAAAATATACAAAAAATGAATTGACTGGTATACCAAAAGATACCAGAGTTCATACAATGAAAAGAACTGTAGGTCTAACAAACTATACAGCACAATATGAACTTGACCGTATTGAAAAGACTTTAGAAACACCATACACTATTGATGCGCCTTCAAATTATATGCCATCAATTAGTTCGACAAATAAAGCGAACACAACATTTGACGTAACAAAATCAATTGTTGAGTTTTCAAGAACAAGTGGTCGCTATGACCTTGATTTTGCGAACAATGATTTTGTTGTTATTTCAAATTCAACGTTTTCAACATTTGGTCAAGTTGCAAATACACTTCCATTAACTGCAACAAATATTGAAATACGTACCTTCCCAGGTCTTTTTGAAGATGGTGGAGATTACCAAATCAAAAAACCAAGTGAAGAAGATTATCATAATTACCAATATAATTCAACAAAGATTGGAACTATTCGTTCAAACTCTGTAAGTTCAAATCATCCAGATCGATTCTATTTTTCTCATTTCAATTTATTCAAGGGTGATGTTACAAATGCTTTTGTTTTTAAAGTTGAAAATACAAATGAAGTGACTGTTCTTGACCTTCGCATTTCTTTTGCGAGTGATGTTTATAACAATATGACTTTGACTCATGCTTCACAGGAATGGCCAATTACAGATTACAATGGTGATACTCAAACATTCACTCTTGGTAATGTAACTCTTTCAAATCCAATCAACTTTAGTCAAGGTGCTGTGATTGGTATACGAGCAGAATTTAAAGATGTTCGCTCAATTGTGAAGACAAGATATCCTGATGGTAAGGAGTTCAAGGCAAATATTCGCCGAGATATGATAGATTATCCAATGGTGAAAACACCAAATGGAACACAACAGAAATTCCGTCTATTGCTCAATGAAGGTGAGGGTGAAGTCAAAAGTGTAATGGTAGATTCAAATGCGTATGATATATTCCGTCAACATCTACTTACAGCAGGCTCACAAACGGATACATTTCATATCAATCTAACAACAGCAAATGTAGCAAATAATAATTTAGGAACTAAAACTCAAGTATATGCTGCGGATAATATACCTGACCCAGCTAACCTATCGAATATACTATACGCCAAAGGTGAAAATATTCCGATTGATTCTTCTATAATCTCGGGTGGAAATCTTACACTTGTACTTAGAAAAGAAATTCCAGTTGGTTCAAAAATTATTGTTCATCTTGAAGTTACAGTCCAACAACCTCAGCTTCGTACAAAAGATTTACAAGAAGCATATGAAGATCGTTTTGATGTCGATGTTGATACAGCTACAGGTCTTTTCAGTACATCAAGCCGTAATCAATCGCTTCGTTCTTTTGAACTTACTCATAGTGACATCTATCGTGTAAGAAAAATTGAAATTGCTGCTGGTAAATCGGTAGTTGGTCTTGGTGCTGGTCAAGCAGTTGATATGACTCATTACTTTGACCTTGATACAGGTCAGAGAGAAACGCATTATGACCATGGAAGAATTAATCTAAAACCAAATTTAGAACTACCATCAATTGTTGGTGGAAGTTCAGTATATGGTTTTATTGTTACATATGATTATTTTAAACCTTCTGCTGGTCATTATTTTACTGTAAACAGTTACAAAGATATTCACTATCGTAAAATTCCAACCTTCGTTGATCCAACAAATAAAAAGTTTCCTTTAAGAAATGTAATTGATTTCCGTCCTGTGAGACAACCCGCAGGCTCAACCTTTGAATATGATCAAGAAGTTGATTTCACAAGTGATAGTATTGATTTAGAATATGAATACTATTTGAATGAAGAAAAAATTATTTCAATTGAGGGGAACGGCTCAACAGAAATTGAAGTACAATTTGCTGACAAGAAAAATCATACTGAATCAGATTATCATATAAAACTTTATGATGTGAAAATACCAGCATACACATTTGATTTCAATGATGTTGAATATAAAATGATTGACAATCGTAATTTTGAAATGTCAGATATCGCAAGACTTCAAAAGAGAATTGAAAATCTTGAAGACATTGCTCAATTGAATTCACTTGAACTTCAAACAATTCAAACAAAGCTTGTGAATTCAAATGGAGATCCAAGATATAAAAATGGCATGATTGTTGATATGTTTGCTGGATTTAACGTAGCGGATATCGATGAACCTGGGTTTGCTGCTTCAATTGATTTGTATAATATGAAAATGCATCCTAAATTCACATCAACAAATTTTCCATTGAAACTGGTATCAACTGTTTCATCTGCTTTCCCTACAGTCAATCGAAACATAGCTCACTTACCAATTACATCATTCAAAGAAATTGGCTCTCATGTACAGACACATGGCAGTGCAAACCAAATAAAACTGAGTGCTGAATTTTTCTGGTATCGTGATGGTATTCTAACTCTACATCCTTTTTCTGAATCTTGGTACAGCCAAAACATTCCGGCTCAACCAAATACAAATGATGATAATCAATATAAAAATTGGAATGTACTTCAAGCAGATGCCCATGGTACTCAATGGTCAGAATGGGATCATTATATCTTTGGACAAGAAACAGAAGATTCTACAGTCACTGTTCTCAATGCTACACTTTCTCAAAAAACTGGCCTGATGGTCAACAATAAAAATAACATTGAGAAAGTAATCAATCGTCGAAAAATTAACACTACATTGAATTATTATTCAAAAAACATTCGTGTAGGTTATGTCTTTCAAAGAGCATCTTCAGTAACATCACAACATCACGCAACAGACATATATCGAATTGAATTAGGACATTCAGATACAGCCATTATACCATCTCAACATGAAGGCATGAGATTGTATTTTAAACATTCAGGGACTTTAACTGAAGCAAAATTTAAAGCTCTGTATCAAGGCTTCGCAATTACGCAAACAATTGCTGGAACCGGAATTGCGAATGGTATTATTCAACACATTATTAAAGATACAACTGTTGCCACAAATCATTATTATCTGTATGTGACAAACATTGATGTTCATAAATTTGTTGCTGGTAGTCTCAATGAATTAAATGGATCAATTGATGATGTTCATGATTTTTCAAATCAACTTGTTGATAATGAATTCCATGTTATATGTGGCGATTTTGAAATAGGCGAAAAAGATTATCCTCTCAATTCTGTAATTGATGTTCGTATTGTAAATCCAGGAAACAGTACTGTTGAAGGTTCTTCAAAGTTTTATATGAGTGCACTTATTGAAACAATGACAAGTCATTGTCAATCAATTCGTCCTGCTGTGAAAAAACTTTACAATCATGATCACGAAAGTAGTTACGCTCCTTATATTGATGATCGAACTTATAAAATCAATAGTTCAATTCCAATACCTACAAGGTTACATCAACCTTTTGTAGTTGATCATTCAATGTTCCTTACGAGTGTATTGATACAATGTAAAAATGATTCGTCTGATATTCAAAGATTCACAGTAGCAATTCAACCAATCGTAAATGATTATGTCTCTCCTTCAATTGTTCTACCATTCAGTGAAGTTCGTGTTGATGTTCCTGCTAATTTTGATGGTATCAAAGATGTTCGTTTTGATATTCCTGTCTTTGTCACTTCAAACAAAGATTATGCTGTTGTAATTTTTTCAAATACCGGCCGTAATAGTGATGTTTTAAAGTTTTACACTGAATCAAGTTGGAATAATTCAACAGTATTTTATACCGATTGCTATACAGTTTCAAATACTGGTGTACCTCAACAGCAAACTGATACCAAATTATCAATTAAGTTATACCACGCAGTCTTTGACACAACAAAGACTTATGAGATGTTCTTACACATGAAAGACCCAATGACTGCAGTTCATGCTGATTTGAGCCGATTGAATATGAGTACTTTAAATTTGGCAGATACAGACATTCGTTATTATTGGAAAGCTAGAAATTATGATTCACTTGTTCAAGATGCAGTTTCTGCTCCTGTATTAGCAAACAAAACAATTATTCATGATAAACGAAAAATCTTCTCTCAATTAGATTATGAAACTGTTGTTCATATGAAGTCTTCAAATCCTTACTTCACACCAATGATTGATTTGGAAAGAGCATCAATTCTACCGATTGAACATGAAATCAACAACGGTGCGCTCAAACAAAAACTGATATCTGGAAATGGTACAAGAACAGGAGCATTTACTGGAGATTTACGACTGATTGCTACTGAACAACCTCATTCAACATTAACTGATTATGATTATAACACATCAAGACAAGCTTCTTTTCGATTTGACCTAACTGGAACTATTAGCGATATGTACAGTGATCCTAACTTTTTAGTATATAATGACCGTCTCTCTTTTGAAGTTGAAAAATGGTCTTCAGCAAATGCGATCTTTGAAGCCGATTCAACTGCCACAACAACTTATAATTCAACTTCAGATTCTTATACAATTATTGGTGATCAATATGAAATAAAAAATCTAAGAGTCATAAATGAATTTGACCATGAAGAAGTTGGTAATCCAGATTATCGTTATTATTCACCAATTGTCACACTTGCTGATGATTTTGAAGCAATGCAGTTATATGTTCAGATGGATGCGATTCTCAAAAGAAGTGGTGAGATATTTGTTTATTATCGAACTCTTGAAAGTTCATCTGCTCTTGAAGAATTGAGAAACAAAAGATTCACAAGAATGGAATTTAAAACACACCCTGCGGATAAATATTCAAATAATAATCGTTCAAAAACAATTGAGTTTGAAACAAATCGAACAGGCCAAAGATTCAAATATTTCCAAGTGAAGGTATGTTTCACAAGTTCAAATTTCATTGAAGTTCCTATTATCGAAAATATTCGTATTTTAGCATTAGATAACTAAGGAGGTATCTTGCCCGTACTTAATGTAAAGCCACAAAGTATTGATGTTGGTTCTTGTAAACCACCACAAAGAATTGATGTAGGGTTAAGAGACCATCATCAAACATGGCTCGCCAATTACAATGAAATACGAACTGAAGTAAACAAAGCAACCTGTGATGCTGCGCCACGAACCATTGTCTATCGCAATCATCATGGTTCTATCGGAGCTAATGCAGTTTTTACAAGTGAACTTGTTCTTGGTTCAACAAATCCAAATGTTCCTGGAGTCGTCCCACCCATTGTGATGAGTTCAACAGAATTCAAAACAAGCCCTGGTGTTACAACAACAATTCAAGGACCAGCTTTCTTTGGAAACACAACAACCTTTCAAGCAGGAAGCACAACATATTTTGAAGGTCCTTTATCCGCAAATGACACGGCTAACTTCAACGACCGTGTAAACTTTTATGGATACACGCATTTTCATCCATCAAGTATTCTCAAGGTAGATGGTATCAGTTATTTTGATGAAGAGATGTTCATCAATGATAATGTTGATATGACAGGTGACCTAACATTAGTTGGTGACATTGCTCAAACTGGTAATACTGTAATTGATGGAAACTTAGATGTTGGTGATGACCTAATTGTTCGTGGAAATTTATCTGTTCTCGGTGACCATTCAACATTTGAAGTGAGTGACCTGAGAGTTGAAGATAAAAACATCATTGTCAATCACGGTGCGGTCAGTGCTGCTACAGATGCTGGTATTTGGTTTCAGCATTTTGTTGACACAAAAGCTGGTTACATGACAGTTGATGACTGGTCAACAGACTATCTCACATTCAAAGCACCAACTGCCTTTGAGATGAAAGTTGACATACCAGTTAAAGATGTTCTCTTTCGTTTAGAAGCAGACTTTGCCGCTGATCAAGAACTTCTCACAACATCAGACGTAGCACATCGTTCACTGCTTCTTGACAAATCATACACAAGACACTTTGATGTTCCAAGTTACACACAACAACATGATCCGATAGCAAAGGATAAAGGTTGGTTGTCCACACCTTGGGTCTACACAAATGCTGTTGAATCAAATGATAATTTGACTGATGCGAATACAACTGGTCTTTACATGGGAACAACCTCATTCACAGTGCGTGATGAGGTTGCCTTGTATTCTCATGGTGAACATAAAATGTTCTTGAATCAGTTTGGTGATATTGGTTTCGGAACAAAGTTTCCAACAGCAGATTTACATTTGTTCAAAGAAGATCCTACCTTCCGTATTTCAACAATTGATTATACTTCAAAAGCTACACTTTCATTCACAGACTTTAGTGAACGAATTGACACAGGCAGCATGTACCTTGAGTTTGATTCCTCAACAGGTGACGGCTTACTTGAATTGACAACTCAAAGTCCTCTCAATCAATTTGCGATTTCAGTTGGAGGTTATCTAAAACAACCTGAAATCACCATCACAAATTCAACAATCACCATTCATGATGATGTTGAAATCTATGGAAATGAATATGTCTCGAATGAATTGATTGTGGATAACACATTGTTTGTTCGTTCTCATTTAGTTGGTGTCAATCGCATTTCACCTGACGAAGCTTTAGATGTTTCAGGTAATATCAAAGGTGATAGTGATTTGATTCTCAATGGTCTTGAACCATTTGTTTTGATTGGACCTTCAATCACTTCTCTTGAAAATATGGGAAGAAGTGGAATCGCAATTGAAGAACAAAGTCCTCTTGTTCAAATGACTGTAACAGAACCAAATTATCGACATGGCTCAATTCTTTATTTCAATGATTCAACTCATGATAAACATTGGGTAATGGGTACAGTCAATAATGGTTCAGCAATTGACTTAGGTAAAGCTCATGGGTCAACCATAAACACACCTGAATATGGTCTTGATGAATATCATGGTGAAACATTGATGCGAATTGATGAAACAGATCGAGTTCAATGGTATCTTGAATCAACAGATTCCGATCCAGCAATGAGACTGAACACAAGAAATAACGGTGTTCATCTCTATCTTGGTGAACAAAATGATCTATTTGCATTAACAACTAATACCACGTCCTACACTGCCAATTACTTCAGCTCGAGTGTGCAGTGGCACGGAGATTCTGCTACAGATACAATCGGTGAACTTACATATTTTCCAAATGGAAATGATGATGGAGAGTTTGGTTCTTTCCGATTTTCAAGAACAGATGGTACAGTCAATCAAAGTGTTCCTTCTGCTAAAGTTGGTGCTAATCAATTCTTTGCAAATGATAAAATTGGGATCTCACAAACAACACCTACCGCAGAACTACACATTACTAAAGACTATGCTGAAACTTTAGTTGAAACAGAAGATAGAGACACATTTGTTAAAGTTTCTGTAGATGATGCTACAAGTGAAGCAATTGTTCATGGGGAACATACTTCAGGAAGTTCATACTTTAAAATGAAAGCAACTAATCCTGCGACTTTGGAATTAGTCTCCGACACTTATTCAATTGAACAATCAGCAGACCATTCCTCTGGAGAGTTAATTCTTAACTTGAGTGAAACTATTACTCCAGCTTCCTATATTGCAAAATCAGATACAACTGATACTGGTCATTACATAGAACGTCCACGAATGAAGTTAGCATTATCTCTTATGGATAATGCTGGTGCTCCTCAAGTGTACGAAAAAAGAAATTCAAAAACAACAGATTCTGTATTCGAACAAACAATTACAGACACTACGATCTATGAAGAATATCATGTAGATTTACAGAAAAAAGTATTAGATTTAAAAAACACATTTACAGCATATGAAGTGCTATCAGCAGGAAGTAATTACATTCAAAATTACATAGACTCTTCTACTCTTTATGCAAATTCTACTATAAGCCTAGACAATGGATCAAGTATATCATTTGAGATAAGTGGTAATGATGTACGATGGATTAGTAGTAATCCTTTGAATAAATTTGAAATTCATAATCGACAAGCTGATGGTAAATTAGACGTAGCGTTTAGTAGTGAAAGATATAAACTTGTACACACTAATCCAACAGATGTAGCGATCTATTGTGCTTATCGTGATAAGTTTGTCATAAAGCTACCAACAACATTTGAATCACCAGTTTATTTCAATGATAAAGTAGTTGCAAATTCAAGTGTTGACATAGAAGGACCGCTTACTGTTGAGGGTCCTTCTCAATTCAATGACAGTGTAACTGTAGAAGGACCATTCACAGGAAATGGTGATGCTGTATTCAACAGCAAACTTATATCGAATGATGAATTTATTTCAGAAGGAACAGCAGAATTCAATGAAGATGTAACATTTAATGATGAAGTAATATACTCTTCAACGTCAAATACAACATTTGATGGACCAATTACATTCAATGAAGAGGTACATTATTCTGAAACGTCAAATACAACGTTTGATGGACCGAGCTATTTTAATGAAGATATTACTATAAATGAAGATGCTACATTTACAGTCCATAGTGCAAATTCTAATTTTACAAATACTGTCAATTTTTATAGTAATACTATCTTCGAGGGAGATACTATTCTTGAAGGAGATACTTATGTTGGTGGTGGTGGAATATCTTCTAATGACGATCCAGACTTCAAGTTGGCATGGAAAAAAGAAATCAGCAATGCTTCTGGTGTATCAGATGCTATATGCTTTTCTGGGTTCAATGCTAGTGTATTTTCTGTAATGGGTGATGTAGATATTTACATATATGATAAAGACTTTTCAAGTTCTCCATTTGGTGTAAGTTATCTTAACTTAAAAATAGCCGGTTATAAAATATCAGGACAAACTCTTAACATGACACTTCAAGAAACTCAAACCGCAATTGGTGATGATTACGCAAGTGCTTATACAAAAGTCCAGGGCAATTGTATTAAATTATACCCAGCAGTAAAAGCAAGTGACCCAACTCAAGATGCTGGAGCTTATGATTATAAAGTGATTTTTAGAGGAGTTATTAAAAACGGAGATTTGAGTTGAGAGGAATAAGTAGATGAAATATAAAGTGATTTTTAGAGGAGTTATTAAAAACCGAGAAATGGAGTAAACTATGTTATTTCAAGAAAATATTGTTTCAGATGGAGCTACCACAGTCTATCAATATAAAGATCCGGCGGCAATTGACTCCAATGGTAATCTTAACACTTCACATCCATCAATACATTTTAATTTAAGTTTTACTATGCGTAATTCTGATGGTATGATGAACAACTTTCAAATAGGGAATCTTATATACATAACAGAAGCTACATATGGTAGTAATTTCCATTGTATTGATCCTTCGAAATATGAAACAGATCATAGGCGATGGTATAAATTTACATTACTATTTGGTGATAATGGGATGCTAGTTGACCCTGATGCAAAATCAAATTATACGTCGGGTGGAGTACCTATTTCGGGTGGTCTGAAGATGGATGGAAATAGCCTCGTTAAGGCCTATTATAATACCCCGGGAATATATCCAAGTGCTGCTGAACTTGCCAGCGGACAAATATCGCTTTATGCATCTACACGAAGCGGACTTTTAAGACAGGCCGATGATCCTGTAGCTGATTGGGTGGCAGGTACGGGCGCTTGTGATTGGACTATTAATTGTATTCATAACTTTACTCTTCCAGACCTAACAGCACCTACAATTACAGGCCCGAATTATCCTGCTTCTGATATTGTTATAGTAGGCTCAGAAAAGTATGTCAAATCAAATTCGATCACAGTTTCTTATTCAGCAACTGATACCGAATCTGGTGTTGCTGGAATTTGGATTGATGGAGTTCAAGCAAGTTCATCTGGAAGCGCATCAAAAACATATACAGGACCTACTCCTTTTACAACTGAAGCATACGCTGAAGACGTTGCGGGAAATCAATCAGCACCAACAAGTTCTGAATCTTTTAAATTTGATAATAATCCACCAACAGTTGCGATACAGGCTCAAAATCCAAAAGTAATTGGTGGTAAAGATTATTATAACGGTACTGTAGATATTCAAATAGACACGGATGATAATGAATCAGGTTTAGATAATGGTGACTTAATTATTAATGGCACAACTACATCATTTACTACAACAACAGGACAGACAACTTATACAAAAACAATTGGTCCTGCTGATGGGATTATCGAAGGTGTAAATGCTGTTGAGTATGTATCAAAAGATAAGGTAGGTAATCAAGATTCTGATACTGTAGTTTTTTATGTTGATAAGACTAAACCCGATGGATACATTATATTTTCAGCAGGAAATAAAATACGCTCACGGGGTGGAACTTTATATACTAAAGAAACAAATGTTGATGTTGATTTACATTTTGGAGATGCTGGCGCCGATCCATCTGGTGTGACTAAAGGACTCATTCAAATTAACAACAGTGCTACACCTTCTGTTGGTAGTTTTGCAAGTGGTATAAGTTTATCTTCTTCACCAAAAACTTCACATAATGTCACTGGACTTGTAAGTGGTCAAGTAAACACATTAACTTTTTTTGTAATAGATGCTGTTGATAACATATCAACAGGTGATACTATATCAGTAACTGTAGAGCAAGTAGATCCTTCGGGTTCAATACAAATTTCAAGCGCAGAAACACCGAAAATAACAAAATCAACTACAAATTATATTAACGATGGCGTTGTGGAACTAAATGTAACTCATTCAGATTCAGAATCTGATTTATTTTAAGCTATCTCACACAATTATTTAAGGATTTTTGAATGCCAACCGAAGTTTTACCTGTTGTTTATGGGGTTAGTAGTTGGTCTGTTAATTATATAACAGGCCATCCAATGTATCCTAAACCTTGGAATGTTATAGTTTGGCTTGAAGGTAATCTAACAGTAATAAAAGGATTTGATAGTGAAGCAGAGGCGATGGCTGTTACAGAAATTACCAAAGACACTTCATTCTTTCCCACTTTCACTGGGACTAAAGTAACAAGAGGTTCTACAGAAATCCCGGCAGAAGCTACTAGTGTAAAAATTTATTCTGTAATTCATGATATGGGTGGAGGTGGAGGTGGATCTTCATGTGGAGATGGAACTCCAGAACCACCATCGGGACAGTTAGGCAATAATGGTGTGGATGGTTGGACTAGAACACCAGGAGAGTTTAACAATGCAACAATTCGTGTCCAAGCCATTCATTGTACAGGTGGTCCAGGTACAACTGTAGGTTCAGATACTCTTGCTGCAAAAGAATATTGGTTTGACTTTAAAGGGAATGGAACTGCCGGTGACATTAATTTTTATGGATATTATATTCCTAAACTTCACGAAGTTGTTGATAATGGTTGGATACCAGATAAGACATGGGTATGGGTATGGACTGGAAATGCTGCGCCAACAGAAGGTCGTTCGACAGGTGATAGTCAAATCTTGTTACATATGTCCGAAATTGATAATAGGTGGGTACAGGTTTACATTGACAAAACACAAAATATCTTTAAAGTTTGTGGTGCGGAGTTAAGTTCTGGCGAAACACTGACCACTGGAACAAACTCGGCTCTTGGATTTCATCATGTGACTTTATCTCCTATGGATGGAAGTGGAGGCGGAGGAGGTGGAGGGGGTGGTGGCTCTACTTGTGCTGGTTGGGATGAATCTCAAGGAGTAACTGATTGGGTTGCTGGTCCGATTCAGGATTTGGAATATTATTATCTTGCGGGTGGACCTGCTGAGAATGCTGGTGGAGGGTTTTTTGGACAAGTAGGATTACAACAAGATGGAAATGGATTTTATCATGATGAAGGAGATCCTGGTCAAGCATTAACAGTATTTAAAAATTCTACTCTAGCAAATATTATTGGTGCGGTCAAGCACATGTGGGCTAAAACTCCAATAACTCATGACCCTTATTATGTTCTTACTGAAGGATTGAATGGATTTATAGTCGAAGGTTTTGAATTATCTAAGTTAGCTGATGCAAAAGCTGCCGCTCAGGCTTATTTTGATAGTGGATGGAGAGTAGTAACTATTGGCTTCTGCGGACCCGCCGGTTCTGATATTATATCTGCAACAGATATAGGAGGAACAAATTCAAGCGGTGATGGCGGAGGCGGCGGAGGCGGCGGAGGCGGTGGTGGTGGTGGTGCTGGAAGTGGACCACCATATAGTTATACTTATTATGGTCAATCATCAAGTTGGACTAAAATTGGTTGTGTATCATTACCAGTTCAAGCCGTGCTTGGTGCTTCTATAAACAATGGTACAACAGATCCTATACCTGCTGGTAATTATTCAAGCGGTGATTTTGAAATAATTCTCGATTCAAGTGCGCTAGCCGATTTTAAGAAAATATATCAAAGTTTTAATCCATCTGGAGCTATACCAGATCCTGTGTGGATATTAGATGCCGCAGGTTATCCAACTCAAACTGCCAATTTCTGGAATTGGTGGTCTGAAGCCGATGGTAAAGAATATTATCCGCCACAAACAATGGGTTCAACTGGTGGTTATGCTCTTGGGGCAAGAATAAAAGGAGCAAAGCCAGGTCTGATTCAGTGGTATTGGGATCATGCGGGAACAGTATTTGGTTTAACATTAAAAGGAGATATTCAAGTTGATGTAGACATACCTTATACTGGTTGGAACCTTGATATGTGTCTGCTTAAGTTCAATGCTTTGGCGGGACCTTATCCACCTAGTGGCGGCGGAGGCGGAGGCGGAGGCGGAGGCGGAGGCGGAGGTGGTGGCGTCCCGACATCCGTTACAGTTGCTCCAATCACACCACCAACTCAACCAAGTTTCGCAACAAGCGGTGGTTCAATTATATTAAAAACTGGTACAGCACCTTCATTCTCTGTTACACCACCAACATATGCTGAATTTGAAACTAGTGGTATACCAGTATCTGGTGCTTCTACCGATCCTCTTTCTTATGCTAGTTTAACATTAAACATACTGAATCGTGTATTTTATTATCTAAGAGACATCGCAGGAAATATAAAAAGTGTTGGTTCTATTGATGTATATCCCGATACGGATGGACCTGAAATCACTAATGTTAATCTGACATTTAATAAACCACAACCTTATACTGTTGACTTTAATGCTCCTGAAGTAGTTACCGCATCTGCGACATTTACGTTAAGAGATGTTGGTGTGGGTATCAAAGAATGGGCTTATGATGTTGGAGATGGTGTTTTACTATACAGAACAGACCAAGTAACTAATGCTCCAAATACACCATATAATGTATCTGCGAGTAAAAGCTTTACAATATTTCCATATGTAATCAGTTCAATTAATGTACCTTCAATGGTCACACAATCAGATACTAATAGCACAAATGGTTTAGTAGTGCTTCACGATAATATAGTTATTGATTGGTCTGATAATTTGTATGGATATGAATATGCTTTAAAATTTGTATTAGAATATGAATTAGAAGGATTTCAATGGCCGCATCCTTCTGATCCTGCTGGATCAGAGTTCCCATCAATATGTAAATTAGATATTACATATAATAATGGAAGTACAACAGATGTTATCTATAGTGACGATTTGCAAAATATCGGACCAGGTCCTGCTCAAAACCCAAGTGCTTTGATTAAAGTAGATAATGTAAATCCTAAAGAACTTTATGTTTTTCGAACGCCTTCTGATGAGTTAACAGGAACATTAGATATCATACTTTCACTAAAAGCAGGACCTACACATCCAACAACTTCGAAAGCATATGGTTCTTACAAGGCAAGATTTATTGAAAAACAAGTTGCTGTTGATGATAAGTATCCAGTTTTCATACGTGCTAAAGATGAATTTGATAATTACAGTTTTTATAAAGCAACTATTGATATAGTAAAAGATCCTTTTATATATTTCTTTGATATTACAAGTGTAGAAGTAAATAATTTAGCAGGTAATTACTATACAAATTTAGTAAATTTAAATGTAAGATTGAGTTATGTATCTGGCTCAAGAATTATTAGAAAACAAATATTATTAGTTCACAGAACGAGCGGAGTAATACATAGTCTTCATAATGTAAATCCAAATAATTTCTTTATAGGCGAGGAAAATCTAACATTGAATCTTTCTGGAAAAGAAGGGCCATTTTATCTTAGATTAGAAATTGAAGATTCTGCCGGTAGAAGTTCGAGTAAAGAATTTAATTTAAATAGAAATACAGTAGCTCCATTAATAAATCCAGCAGTAGTAAATCCTACAACTCCTAAAAATGGTTCTGGTCAAGTAACTAGTGATTATACCGATGTAAGAGTAACTGTTACAAATGAAGTTACAGCTTATTCTCCCTTATGGAAAGCAAGAGCGACTTTATCTTCAACACCTATTACTGCAGCTTCACTAAAAACATCACCAATCGATTTAATATCGAATACAAGTAGACCATTTTATACAAACATGGTGTGGTTTGAAGAAAAACCACAGCCTTCAATGCAGGTAATATATATTCATGTGATGGATGTATGTAATAATATCACGACGTATACTTTGAATGTTATGACTAACTCTACATCATTAGTTCCTCTTGGTGATTTAACATCAACCGCAAGAGTCTATTATAAAAGTTCTACGGATCCAATAGACCATCAATTGATGACTAAACCCAAACCAAGATTACTTAATACAGGTGATCCTGGTTTAACAGATAATGGAAGAATATTACAGTTAAATAAGGGTAGCATTATTTTAGCACCTTATTTTGGAGGAGTACTTGCTTCACAAGCAGCATATACTCCTGACCCGCCCGCTGTTGTAGGAACAATTGTAAATACACAAGGTATGAAATTCTATTTCAATCGGAGACCATCGAAAGTTCATGATTATATGGATACAGAATATATTGATTATGATATGTCAGACCCGAATGAAGATGTTGGTGATGTAGCAAGAATTAAAAATGATGATATTATTTTTGAAGATACTGTATCTGATGGATCTAAAACAATTACTTTGGGAGATATATCATAATGATTATCGGAAATGTAACAATCAATTATAATGCTACACACATTACATCGAATCAAAATATAACTTTAGCTCCTGATGTGATCGAAAATGATCCAAAATATTATATTGGTTTTTACGAGTACACCGTTCTTAAAAATGGATCTCCAGCATTTAGTGTAGGAAGAATAGCATTTTCAATGAACCCGATTTTATTTAATCAAAGTTCATTTATTAATGTTTCTTCTTTAGGTTTATCACCTGGCGATACTGTTCAAGTTAATTTAAAATTTTGGGCAGTTCATAAAACTACTTCGGCTGAACTTTCATATAATTTCTCAACACAAACTGTAACTTATGATCCAAATATTCAAGCTACTAATTATATTAAAGTATCAAGAAGAAAAAGAAATATTGCTCAACTGCCTTCCGCTTCAGTTCCAGCCGGTCACCTAGATACAAATCATGGAACATACTCATCCACTAAAGATTCAGACCATGTTATAGCACCAGTTCCTGATATATTAAGAGATGACGGTTCTGTATTAAGAATTCATAAAGACCATGGACCATATTGGTCAAGAATTATCGGTGGTCTGGATATCAATTATACCTATAGATTATATTATACACATGGTTATACCTTAGGTGGATATAAAAACAGTTCAGCATTTCGAAGTGTATATAAAACTATTCATAATCAAGGTACAAATAGTGTAACATCATTTGTAGGTAATGTATTACATCAAGTAAATGCGTATGCTGGTGGTACTTGGGGAGACCGATACGCATATGTTTATAAAGCTAGAACAGATGGCTCTGATGGAGCATTTTATAGTTCAAATGGTATAACTAAATTTGATATGGCATCGGAAACAAGTGTGAGAGACCCTGCTGGGTTTAGAAGTCTATATACTCATTCAGGTGCTAGTGTAGTCAATAATTTTGGACTATTTGGTTATATTGCTTCTTCAGGTTCAGGAGGTCAAATTGAGGAACATGATTTAACAACAGATGTATTATCACCTCTTGGTTTAACTGTTCCAACTAATGGTGTAAATTGCTCTACAGGAAAAGAAGCTGGTTATTTTTATTCAGGTAGTGGATTAAATAAACTTGTTTTTGCAACTAAAACTGTTGCTTCCATCGGTGTAGGCGTGGCGGCAGGTGCTGGTTCTAGTTCTTGTATACCTACTAAAAGATACTATCATTATCATGATGTTTCATCATCATCTCTTATTAAATTAGATGAGTTAACAGAAACTATAACAGGTGCTGCAAGTAAAACATATGGGTTCTTTGAGGAAAGTTGGCAAATGGGTGAAGATAATGGGTTCTCAGTTGGAGTGTATGGAAATGGAGGGCAAAATCGTGAAATACATGTCATGAGTTTAGACACTAACACAATGTCACTTAGAGGATCAGCGCCTGGTAACGTTAGCGGACTGTCAACATCCGCAAATGTTTCTGCAGCTGGTTCTCTTTATGCTAGTCTATTTCCAAATTATTCGTTAACATATTTTGCATTAGTATAAGGATTATTTTATGAAACATGAAGATATATTGAATTATTGCAGGCATAAAGTATTTACTCAAACAGATTATCAAAATAAATCATTTGTTATTAATACACAACTAACGCCTCTTCGTAAATTAAAACAATGTATTATGGAAATTTCTTTACGAGAAGAAGGAGTCAGAGAAAAGGAAAGAAGTTTAAGAAAATTAGAATGGAAAATGAAAGAACGTGAAGAAGAAATTGAAAATGAAAATTCTATTCCTAAAAAAGAAATGTTGAAAATTGAATTTGAAAAATTTGATTTTGAGCATATCAAATATAAACATCAGTATGAAATGGCATTGGAAGATTTGAATAGTTTTGTACAGATTTTCAATGACCTTTTAGCTGAATATGATTTAGATTTAGAAAATCTTGACCTAAATGATTTGGAAGAAGATCGAAAATATTGGCTAATTCGTATGGCTAAAAACTGTGCTGTCGATATGATCTGTACTGGTAGAATTACAACAGCCAATCTAAATGCCATTTTAGATATGAAAGAAGAAGATTACAAAGAAGTATTATTACTTGCCCATAAATATTCTAATTTTATTTCAAAGGAAATTAATAAATCTTCTGAAATAGCAAATAGTTCCATGAGAAATGAGTTGTTAAATAATGAAACAAATAGTAAAAAATTATTAGATTTTTATGAAGAGAATAATATATAATGGAGTTCTAAAATTATGTTTTCCTTTCCCTTGAATCCAAAACTTTCAGAACAGGAGTTTTCAGAAGTAGTAATTCCTTTCTTAGTAGAACATAAAAATTTAATAAAAGATTTTTATTTTACATCAAGAATTCCCCCATTTGCGAATGATGCAATGGGAGATTATTTTTTGAATGCTTCAAATTTAGAAGGTTTGTTTAATAATGCATTATATGTGCAAGAGAAGACTGGTGTACCAGCATCTGCTACATTTAATAATATACATATCAATCCAAGATTAGAGAATTTAAATAAATTCATCAAAAATTTTGAGCCATTTTATGAAGCAGGTGTGCGAATAGCAACCATACCATTTACTTCTTGGGTGATGACAGGTCAGTTGCAATATGAATTTCCTGAGTTAAAAATCAAAAATACAATTCTACAATCGATACGCAATTCTCAAGAAGTTTGGCAATTATGTGAAGCTGGTTTTGATTATATCAATCTTGAAAGAACCTTGATGAGAAATCAAGATGAGTTATTAAGAATTATCAAAGCTAGAAACAAATATTTTAGTGACACAGGAAAATATGTAGAACTTTCTTTATTGGCCAATGAAAATTGTTTGGGTTGGTGTCCAATTATGGATGAACATTATAATTATAACTCTCAACGTATATTAGAAGATCCACAATTTTTTTATAGTAGCTTGTCGAATGTATCTTGTTCAAAATGGGATTATGAAATATCTGGTGTCGAACTCAAAAGCGCAAACATACCACCATGGAAAGAAGATTGGGATGAGTTCTTAGAATTTGGCATTGATGTTTTTAAACTTCATGGACGTGAAAATAAAGATAAAATGTATCACAGCATGAGCATAATTGAAAATTATGCAAATGATAAAGATATTCTATACAATGACTTTGAAAGTTATAGTGAAGATATAAAGAATGTTTTGATCTCCAAATGGAGACAAAAAATAAAAACTTGTAAGAATGAATGTTGGGATTGTGGTTATTGCGATGGTATTGGTAAATATGAATCTGAACATAAATCTTATATCAAAAAAATAAATGACAAAATACACAAATCAAATTTATATAATTCAAAATGCAGTGAAAAAACATTTTCTGTTCCAAGCTTCACATCAGATAAAATAATATGTCTTCTAAATAATTTAGTAGAAGATAGTGACATACATTTAGAAATAGGAACATTATTGGGAGGCACATTCCGAGCATCATTGGAAAATAATAATGCTGTAGGTATCGCTATTGATAATTGGAAAATTAATGAATTAAAACCCATACAACCTCACAATCCTATTATATTTTCTGACCGAATGAAGGCAGAATGTGAGATGAACTTAAGTGATTTATCGAATCAATATCATTTATTAGAATTAGATATAAAAGAAATTACGAGTAAACATATAACAGACTGTATAGATAATCAAAAGATAACAAGTCTGTTTTATGATGGACCAATGGAATTTAAATATGTAAAGCACATTTTCAGAAAACTGCATGATGTGCTATCAGATAAATTACTTTTTATTTTAGATGATGCTAAAAATGAAAAAATGATAAAAGAATTTGAATATTATATTAATATGAATTGGTATGTAAATTTCACAAAGCTGATAGTTGGTACAGAAATTGAAGACGCAGAGAGTTGGTGGAATGGAGTTGGAATATATTATTTGACAAAGAGGTAGAATGATTTATATTTTGTTTTTGTTTTTTATATTTTTGAATACAGCAATTATTCGTCAAAATAATATGTTTTTAGGATTTTATGATTTTTTGAAAAAGAATATAAAATCCAATAAGTTATTAGTGTTTTTGATTTCCTTGATTTCTGGAGTGCTACCGGTATCTGGAAGAGTAAGTGTGTCTGCTTCAATGCTTGACACATTACATCTAAAGAATAAACAGAAGCTTGGAGTTATTGATTATCTATCAACACATCATTACTATCTGTGGAGCCCATTAGAAAAAACTATTCTGATTCCTATGGCGGTTTTAGGTTTATCATACTTTCAAATAATCGAGATACTGGCACCAGCAATCATATTATACATAGGATTTTTATTATATTATTTTTTATATCAATTGAAACCGGCAGATGTAGAATTTAAAGTAGAAACTACAGAACAAGAATTTTCATTACTAACTATACTATTTTTCATTGCTCCAATTGTAGCAATGATAGCATTTCCTGATTTAGAACTCTGGATACCCTTTGCGATAGCATCACCATATTTTTTATATAAACATTATATCGCAAATGGAACTTTAAAGAATATAGAAATCAATTGGCAATTATTGGTAATCATCGGTGGAATTATAATACTTGGTCAATATGCTGCTGAATATTTTGAGGAAGCTAAAAGTTACATCAGCACAAATGAATTCTCATTACCATTAGCAGTCGCCCTTGGATTTTTTGCTAGTTTTGCTATGGGTTCATCTGGTAAATTTGTAGCGTTGTCTACTTTTCTAACAATGATTTATGGAGTACAATATTTTCCATTGTTTTTCTTGACAGAGTATGCTGCTTATCTGATTTCACCATCACATAAATGTTTGGCGATCGGGAAGCAATATTTTGATACACCATTTAAAATGTATCTGAAACCGATAGGTCAATTAGCAATCATAATGTTTATCCTGGGTATAATATTAAGCTAAATATGATTAGAAAATTCTTCACAAATACACTAACAAAATATTTTGAATAGACAACCATGGCAATTATTGGCAGTATTTCCCTTCATAGTGCAACACTTTTATCGACTACTCCCCTAGCGTATCAAGTTTGGATTAATGTAAATGCGGTAAGTGATTCGGAACTCATTCGTATGAGTACTTATTATGATTCTGCATTAGTCAACAATAATATTATACCGACTGCTCCTGTGCCAAAATATTCATATGGTACTACAGCAGTTCCTTATCTATTAGGAATTAGCTCAACTTCTACAGGATGGCATAATGTAGAAGTTGAATTTGAAAATAATGGTGGAGAAGTTGTAAGATACATCACAAGTTTTTATCTTGATTTACAATCACCTACAATTAATAATTTTTCAAAAATAGACATTCGCAAAAATGGAGCTGGTGATTTTGTTGTATCTTGGGATGTAGACCTACATGATGATGCCGGAATTTCAAAAATCAAATTAGGAAGAGTACAAGATCCCTCATATGATAAGGTGATTTCAATTCCTATAGGTATTCAAGATTATCATGAAACTATTCACATTATTGTACCACAAACAATACCAAATAATTCAACACATGATTTCTACATTGAAGTAACAGATTATTCAGATAATACAATTACAAGTGCTACAGTTCCTGTTTTCTTCACAACAACACCTCCGGTGATTACAAACTATCGTCTAAATTATATTTCACAAACAGCAACTGATTATATTTTAGACATGTATATTGATTGTGTGTTTGCGACTACTCAGAAGATTGTAGGTTACTCTTCAACATTTGCCACACCAGTAGCGTCATTTAATAATTATTTGGCCACTGGAGGAACGACTTCAATCAACACTCAAGTTGTAATTGATAAGGCTACAAATAACGCAGGAACATATAAGACATATGCTCAAGTAAAAGATGATTTTGGAAATCTTTCACCAGTTGAAGAATATCAATTTACACTTGATACATTTGCACCAACTGGTGATTTGAATATGAGCTATGCTGAGAAAGTAGGAACGCATCCATCTCAGTTCTACTATGCGAATCTACATTTCACGGCAACTGACAGTGGATTAGTCACACACTATGCTTTTAGCGATGTAGGACCATCACACCTCACAACCTGGAATCCAATCGTTCCACCTTCTACGGTAGTCAACTTTCGACAGACCTATAACTTGGGTCAGTCGGGTTCAAAAACTGTCTATGCCAAGTATCGTGACTTCTCTGGGAATGAATCTGACGTCTATGCAGAGGCAATGACAATTGATGACTCACCACCTGCGGTAAGCTTGGGTTTTGTTCAAGGTGAAAAACGAGCAGATGGTGATTACGATGCTCTCTTTGATATCACTGCCATTGATAGTGACGCAATCAAATTCATCAAATTATATGCGGTCAATTCAAACACGGGTAATCTTGTCTCAGGTCACACAAACAATTGGATTCAAATCACAGATACAACACATCTAATTGAAAGAAGACCAATTGTAGTCCCTGCTGCTGAACATGAAGACCTTCTTGATTTTCATTTTCAAGCAAGAGATATCTATGGTAATGAAAGCACAAAGCCTGTAGTAACTGTTCAGTTTGATAAACAAAAACCAACAATCAATAATTTTGTATTCACTGACACAACAAAAGGTGCTACAGAATATCGCATTCATACAAAATTTAATGCGATTGACAATCATGGTATTGTAGCTTATCGGTATCGTTTCGATAATGTAACATTAGCACCATGGATTTATACAACAAAAACAACTCATTTAGAAAAAGACATATATCTTGATGTACCAAATCCTTCTGATTTAGGTGCTGCTAAGAATTTCCTTGTTCAAGTCAAAGATGCTTTTGGTAATGAAAGTAATGCAAATAGCTTGTTTGTCAAAACAAATGATATACCACCTGAAAAAACACCAGGGACAGATGGTCTCAAATTTGCTGGTGGCGCACTCACTCCAACAGATTATGTTCTTTCATTTCAAGTAGATGTAAAAGATATCGATCCTACTGATAATGTTTATTTCTATTCACTTGAAGTTGATAATGCTTCAACGATTAATTGGAAACAATTTTCAACACCAAATAACGCAATATCAGAAATTCTTACAATAAATTTACCTCGTACTACAACAGGTAAACATGATTTTTATCTAAGAGTAGCTGATAAGTATAAAAACATAAGCCCTGTTTATAATCTTGAATATGACCTTGATGCGATTCAAACAGTTGGTGGACTCACACTGAATAATGTTTCAAAGTCAGCTACAACTTATACAGCAAATGTTGAATTGTTTGCTGTAGACAATCGTAAAATACAATCATATTTCATTCAGAATAGTGATGGTGGACCAGAAGTTGAAGTCGCAATTGTTCCTCCTGTTCAAGTTTTCAATGAATTCTATGAATTCCCAATTGGATTGGCAGCAGGACCAAAGTGGGCAACAGTTCGTTATAAAGATAACTTTGATAACATGTCTGATACGTATCGTATTGATTTTGATTTAGATACAACAGATCCTTATTTTGAATATTATTTTGCTGGCTCAACATCAAACGCAACGCATATCTTCTTAGATTTTGATTTAGATTTCAAAGATAACTATCAATTACAATACTATAAATTCTGGGACAGCACAGTTCTCGAACCATCAGATTGGACTGAAATACCAAGAGCAAATAATGTCAGTGTTTCAAAAACAGTTACAATACCAAAAGGTGTTCTAAATCCTACATTTACATGGAAAGTCTTAGACTTTTTTGGAAACGCTAACACAGGTAGCTTTTCAAAATATATAACAACATCACCACCAACAACAACTCTTTCATTAAATTCAATTAGTTACTCTGTTGGTGATATCAATGTCGGTGTTGATTATGATATAATGGCTTCAGTTGGTTCAATGGTAGATAAGTATGAAGTTGATATCAATTCGGGTTCACACAACTATACAGTTGATTTATTTCCAAATCAATTGAATCCTAAAGGAACTTTTTATCATAGCTATCCAATTACAGAAGTTCAATCTGATATCAAAGTTCACGCAACATCAGATTATGGGTACCGTGAATCCGCACCAATGACTTTGACTACTCTTTTTGATAGTACAGTGCCCATTGTTTCAAATACTACTTTCTTAGGAAGCTATGGTATTGCTGGTGATTATGTTCTTCAGTTCCGAGTAACAGCAACAGATACTGGTAGTGGTATAAGAAAAATTATTTTCCGTGACCCAGCTGGTCATATACCAGATGTTGTATCTTTGTCTCCATTAACTCACAGTCTTGACCAAAATATCAATGTTCGTGTGGATGGTTCATATCCATTAAATTCAATTTCACCAACTATTTTCGTTGAAGACTTATTGGGCAACCGTTCAACTGGTAATACAGTTCCCTCAATCTATCTTGATAATGCTGGCGCCGCAGTCAACAATGTAATCATCAATTCAAATACAAGATATCCGTCAGTAATTCATACATCACCTGGTGTTGGCGCAAATACAAATATGATACCTGTTGAATTTGAAGCTCATGATTATTCAGAGATTACACACTATCTTTATTCGCCTCTTTTAAATGTACCTTTTAACCCAGCTACTTGGAAAGCAGTTCCTACACCGGCGTTAGATATATCAATTAGCGAAACAATTAATTTAGATACTTTAGGATTTACCGAAGGTCATGGTGCTTTCTTCATTCATACAAAAGATCGTTTTGATAATATCAGTGTAGCTGGTGAAGTCTTTGAATATGATAAAACAAAACCAACAGTCAGTATCGCATTTCAAAACCGTATTGAACGAGCAAATGTAGCAGGTGTAGATCACTTTGTGGTACCATACACAATGACATATAATGATAATCATGCTGAAGTAATTCATAAAGTTGAAACAACACGCATTGGTGGTGTGTGGTCTTCAGCAAATGTGTCAACGATTGTTCCAGAAGCTTTATCTGCGGTCAAAAATGAAGCTTATTATATACCAGTTGGAAATTATGGTGACACAAGAATCAATGTAAGTGTAATTGACCGTTTGAAAAATCAATCAGCAAATACTGATTTTGATGTTTGGTTAGAAGACAATCCACCAGTAATCAACTATGGTATCATCAATGGTGGTGCTGCTTATACGACAAACAAAAACGTGCTTGTTCGTATTGACATGCTCGATGACCGAGGTGTGACTGATTATCTCATTTCAAATACAGCAAATCTTGTTTGGAATAGTCCAGGCTGGGCAACCATTCCTCTTTCGCCCGCAACAGCAATTACATCCACATTCAGCGTTGACTTAGAGGCGCTTGGTTTTGATCAGGGCACATGTAATGTTCACATGTATATTAAAGACTTCTGTCAAAATGTTTCAAACACTGTGTCAACAATCATTTATGATTATGAACCACCTGAAGTTGTTGACTTTAAAATTGATGGTTTTGTCAGAACACCAAGCACATTTGACATCACTCTGAATGCTCATGCTTATGATGTAACATCCGGTCTTGTTGAATATTATATTTCACAAAGTAATACAGAAACAGTTTATAATCCTGTTCCTGGAACACCTCCACCAATCATCAACGATGGTTCAGCACCAACAGAATTCAAGAAAGTAGAACAAGTTTCTGTGCGTGATGCTGGTTGGAAATGGTTCTACTTCTCAGCAATTGATGCCGCAGGTAATGTATCAGAAAAAGCAAATACAAGAATGTATATTGATTCGATTGCGCCTGTTGGTGTCACATTTGAGTCAGCAAGCCCAATCAATAAGTATTATCTAAATCCAACTCAAACAAATTTTGATTATACTGTTACTGATGATTATGCATTATCAGTTCTTGGATATAATTTTGATGGCGGTGCTTCAACACTCTTCCGTTCTTACCCAGCACCTGTAGGTTTTGCTTTAGGAACTACAGTCGATTCAGGAACATTCAGCGCAACAACGATGGTAGCTCTTCCTGATGGACCACATACAATTTTCTTAGTTGTAAAAGATACATTTAATAATACTGTTGAAGTACCTTACGAATTTTATTACGATAGTCAACCTCCTGAGATTACACGATTCGAAGTTTCAGAAATTCGTCCTTGGGTTGATCCTCCACCATCAACAGATTTCTGGGTAGAGTTTGACTTGGAGGTCAAAGATGCCGCAGGTATTGATCGTTACGAATTGTATGATAATGGTATTCTCATGGCAACAGTCCCTGTGAATGATACACATGTTGCACAAACACCTAAGCTTCACACAACACTTTCAACTCTTACTCCACCAACTGGACTTGATATTCAATTTGTATTGCTTGAAGATATCTTTGGTGTAAGTTCAACAGAAGTGTTTGCTCTTGTGAATGGTTATACAGGAACACCAGCAGAAGATACCGCAATTCTAAATGTAGCAAGCGCAAAGGGTAAAGTTTCTGTAAGTGAGTTAAGTCTTGCAGCAAGACCTGAAACAGATATTCGACAATTCCATAAAGGTTCGGCTCCAGCACCTCAAACATTGGCTGCTGCGATTCCTACTTTCGACGATACAAATTTGATGCCAGTCGGTTATAAACTCTTCTCATTAGAACAAAGAACAAATCCTGTTTCAGATTCTCGAATGGTAGATTTCATGAAGAATGAACCAGGGCATTTTGTTTATGCGGATGAAGATATCACAGAATCATCAGTCAATCAATATACAAAAGTAGCATACACACCCATTTATACAAATGCTTCTGTTGATCGAGAAATTCATGTTTATGAAATTTATGCTTATGACTATGCTGGAAATATGGCAAGTAATACATGTATTGAAGCATTTCATGATGGCACCTCGTTAGCGATCTCAAACATGTTAGTTGACGGTGCGGCATCGATTTCACGAACAGGTATTACAAATGAGGTGTTTACTGCTGATATGGATAGTTTAGTTGAAGTTGAGAAATATGCTCTTACAATTCAACCAACAATTGACTTTTATAATGCTTTCTGGGAAGATATTTCAACACCTGCTAAATCTGTAGCATTTAGTGAGACAAGAAGCACAAATGAATTTGCTTTGTCAAACGTAGGTCCAGATAACATAGTATATCTTCACGCAAAAGATCGTAATGGTCATATAACAACAAGCAGTGTTCAATTATCTTTAGTGGTAGATAATCCAACAATTACAACGATAGCTTCACCAATTAATCTAAAGAGAGAAGGTGGTTACTATACAGGAACACTTGTCTTTGACATTGAATCAAAACCATAAGGAATAAAGAATGGCAGCACCAGTTCTTAAGAAAATTCACTTTGCTTATCCGGGTGTATCAGGTATTTCAAAAAACCTAGGGATCATGGGCGATCCTCTTTATTATATTAATGTAGACCCTGCTAGTGATGCTTATTTCTACTTAGAGTATGATCAAGCTCTTGATGACCATACTCTACCAAACTTGAGTAGAATAGAAGACCGAGTAGTCAATGGCGGATCTACAGTACTTGCTCTGCTTGATGTTACAGAAATCAATGGTAGCTTTCCTGGAGGTCTGAGTGCTTATTTGACAATTAGTTCTTCTCCCTGGGCAACTCAAGATGGTACATATAGTGTGATCGGACAAACAAAGGTTACTACTGATAAACTTCATTGGGAAACTGCTAATGCAATTGATCCTGCTAACCTTGCTGATTCTACTCTTTCACATAACTGTCTTTACTTTCAAGTTCCGGCCGGACAATTAAAAGATGGTCATATATATAATATTCTTAGATATCGAGATCTAATCGACAATAAGGCTCTTGAAGCAGAGGGTGTTGGTAGGATTCCTGGGCTTATGTGGGAGACTAATCTAGCTATTGACGCCACCGCACCTACTATTGTATCAGCAACACCTGCGCCTGCTGCTACAAATGTGCCTGTGAATTCACAAATTATAATTGATTTTAGTGAAGAAGTTACAATACCAGCAAGCGTGACTTACAGTGTTCCAAATGATCCTGATAATTGGATTGCTGACCCTGCGGTTGTTACATATACAGCAAGCCCATCAAGAGTTACGATCACTCCGATCAATCCTTTTGGACCATTTACGACAGTTAATGTTCAGGTGCCTCTTGGATATGTTATTACAGACAATTCATCAAACCTATTAAATCCAATAGGTTGGTTTTTTACGACTGGACCACCACCGCCACCACCGCCACCACCGCCACCACCACCAGATACTCGAGTGCCGATTGAAGCATATGCGATTGGCTTTACTAAAGATCCAGATAATTTCAAATCAATACCTTTGACAAAAAGTGGTACCATTACTCAAGAATTTAAAATACCTGCTGTAGATATTGATGGTCCAAAAATCATGTATTTGAGATTACGAGATCAAGATGGTCTGATTTCAACAAATTATCGTATCGCTTTGAGAGTTTTAGATTTTGAATTAGAAACATTTGAAGTAGATACTCATGGTTATTGTGGAGGAACAACAAATCAAATTGATGTTTTATTCGATACAGATACAGATCCTACTACAATGGAATATGGATTCCTTATAGATGATTCTGGTGAACCAACTGTTTGGAACCCTATAACTCCTTTGACTTTTGACAGCGTTGGTAAATACAAATTCAATTTCAATTTAGATGTTTCAATCATTGGTAGTGGTCAACATGACTTATATGTTTGGTTGAGAACATTAGAAGGTGAAAAGAAATTCTGTAAAACTGATTTTGTGAGTGAACCAATTCCTGCTGATCCATATGGTATACTCACAATTAAAAAATCAATGATTGACGGTGACAAGAAAAAAGTTTGGGTAGAAGCAAATATCTTTGACGCTGGTGTTGGAGTTTCAGCAATTAGTTTTGTTGAATCAATAAATCCAGCAAGTTTTGAAAGTATAAATATAATACAAAATAAACGAATTACAAAATTATTTGAGTATGATGCTTCCGCAAACACAACAAATACGTTCAATTTAATTATCGAAGATGCTGTGGGTAGAACTTCAGCTTTAATTACAACCTCTATTGACTTGAGCGGTGTTTACTGAAAATTATAAAAGAGACCGTCAATCGTTAGCGATTGTTGCGACAAATAAAGATGACATAAATAATCATAGACTTAATATTTGTCAAAAAAACAAGCTCAACATTAAATTACAAAATCAAGAGAACGAGATTCTTTCTCTTCGAAATGAAATCGAAGAAATGAAAAAGATTTTATCTCATTTAATATCCAAATAATTTAGGAAAGACGAATGGCACTTATCAAAAGAATCGTAACTGGTCAAACCTTTGGTAACTGGCTTGATACCACTAACAAATTGATTGACGACCTAAATGCCGCAAACCCTACAAGAGGTGGAAATCGACTTGTAAGGTATGACAATTTCGGTAGTCTTAGTATTCGTGACATTCAAGCAAATAGTTTCTTTTTGGATACTGATACTTCAGTTAAAATCGATACTCTTTCGACTGATTATACAGTTGCTGGGCACGAAAACGATAATACGATCTTTACAGCAGCAGCAACTTATGCCGCAATTAAAGCTGAAGCAAAGAATATTATCAAGAATGCTGGAGGTCATACAGTTTCAAGTGAATATATTGAGATTGTAGATCCTACTCCGGGTTCAACTGTTTACCCTGCTATTGCTCCCTCAAGTCTCACAGAACCAATTGTTCGAACTGTTTTGGGAGGAACAGAACTAATTCGTACAACTTCCACAGAAACAAAATTTAATCAAAATGTAATCATTGATGGAGACCTAAGTGTTTTGGGTGATTCTGTTGAATTGACCACTGAAACTCTTCAAGTTCAAGATAATAACTTAGTGTTGAATACCGGAGGAAATAGTGCTTCAGCAGAAAGAGCAGGTTTTGATGTATTCGAAACAACAGCACATTTAAGATTAGTCAATAGTGGTAATCGTTTCCCTTGGAGTTCAAAGCAAGGCACATCGGAACCTAAAAATATTCGTATTAAACTTTATGAATCAAACGAAATTCGTAATTATTTTATTTCAAAGATTCCAGGTGACTCAGATGTTCCTCAAGAAACTTATGCTCAAGGTGAATATTTAAGTGGAAACTTTCAAGACCTTCGTAAACTATTCATAAATCAAAAAGATAGTCTTGTTTTTGAATATCGTTTAGATTCGGCCAATATCACTTCAAATACAATTCCTTTTGCGATCGGAACGTCAGCAGGCTCTGCAAGAGAAGCAAGCGTATTAGAACCAGATCCTTCAAATCCAGGCAGTACTGCTAACTCAGAAATTATCTATAATATTGACGGTGTTGATTATAATTCTTATGAAGAGTATAAAAATGAATTTTTATCAAGAGATGTGAATGATGGGACCGTTGTCAAAGTTACATTTTCTCCAAAAAATTATACACAACCTGGACATAAGTATTTCTACTGGTCAGGAACTGTAAACTCATATTCATATGTTGCACACACAAACTACTTACAATCACCAACAGTTCAAAAAATTGAAAGTGACATTTTCACTGACGGGGCATTTACAACAGGTAACGCAAAAAATAATGATTATCTATTAGCACTTGGAGATCAACTTACTTTCACAATTGACTACGCAAGTCTAAACACAATTGATGGTCAAAAAGAACCGATATTAATTGGAACACTACCATTTAACGCAACAGATCCTACACATACAACTCCTCATGAAGTTCGTCTTGATATCAACAAACTCGTTTTCAAACAAAATGGCTCACCCTTTCCATATGATATTAAGTATGAATTGAATGATGTTGAATATGATGGTGGAGCAGGACGAACATTAGCTGATTATATTCAAAACTTCCGAAACAATCTAGCTGATGGAAGTGTTACAACTCCAATTCCAATCGTTACAGCAAATGTAATCTTTACTCCAAATAATCTTGCGATTGCGAGTCAATACGACTTCTATTATTTCAATGCTGCAAATAATCAGAATACTTTCAGTGGAACAAATTACGATTTTGGTGGAAGAATTAATGTAACAGCAAACAATACGGGCATGGGTGAAGAAATCAATGTAATCTATCCTATGGGACAAGAACTCACTGAAATCATGACAGAAACAGTAGCATCAGCAAACTTAGACATTGGTGGTGTTACAAACGGTGAGCGTCCCATTAATGCTGGTGATACATTGGTTCTTGATTGTAATAATTTATCTGAAGCATTACAAATACAAAAAGATAATGGCTTCGGTCTGTGGATTGATTTAAATTATAAAGACCATGGTATAAGATATGAAGTTGATGGTAATTTTTATGAACTATGGAGTGAATTTAATAATCATTTTACTACAAGGGCATCATCTGCTTCAATACATTTTACACCTACTGAAGTACTTCAAAATAGTACTGTTAAGTATAAAACAGCATCTCGAGATGGTGGAGATATTATTATTCAACCGGAAAAAACACGAAAGCTTGACGCTTGGCATCTCGCTACTGATACTTCGTCTCCTGGAAACGGTGATGGTTCAGCAAGAATTGAAAATCCAATTGGATTTAATATCACAAAGAATCATAATCATCTTCTTAAAATGGATGGTGTCACTGCGGATTTCTCAGGCACTCAATCTGGTTTAAGATTACCTGTTGAATCAATTCCAAGAGCGCATCCTCACCCAGCAGCAACAGACGGAACAATTCGTTATAATGCTGGAACAAACTTATTTGAGGGCTTCACAAATGGAACTTGGAGAGGTTTAGGTGGTGTTATCGACTTGAATCAAGATACAGAAATCAAAGCTCATGATTCAGCCGATATTCTCCATTTCTATACAAATGGATTCAACCTCTCAAACATGCAACAAGATCAATATTTCTTGTACTCAGCAGCTAACACATCTTGGGACGGCTTGCAACAAGGTGAAATCAAAGTTGAATCAAATATTGATACAGGTAAATATACAATCTGGTCAGAAGGTACAGGAACATCAGCACACTTTGGTAACACAATTAATGTACCAGAGTCAACTACACTTACTGTTCAACCAAATGGTGTCAAAGTAGATAGTACTGGATTCTTTAAGTTGCCTGTTGGTACACATTCTACACGTCCAGACACACCAGAACACGGAATGCTAAGAATGAACCGTGATGCTCTTCAACTGAATGATATGGCTAGTACAACTCTCACAGATACCGGTTCATCTGATAGAGTAGATGCTCTTGAATATTGGGACGCAACTGAAAATGAGTGGATTACACTATCTCATGTGAAGAATGAATTTGTTCATGAATTGCCTGCGACTCATAATCCTATGGATCCTACCGTAACATTTAAAATGATTCTTCGTCCTTTTGTAAAACATGAACTTGAAGTATACATCAACGGTATTCGTATACCTAGAAGTGATATAACTTCAATTACAACTACTCCAAATGTTACTGCTCCTTATAGTGATTGTACAATTACATTTAGTTCTGCTCGTACAGCAGGTCAGATCATTACTGTTATTCAATCACCAAAAAGATATGTGGGTGAAACTCATTTTGGATTCTTGAGTAAAGCCGAATTTCTTAGTGGGATGAGTGATCCAGTAAACTTCTTGGGTCCTTTTAAAATTAGTTCTACAATCCAAGCATCTTCAATCACAGACGCCGCTCTTGTAGTTTCCGGTGGTATTGGTCTCTCACATGATGCGATTGTGGGTGGTTCTGTAATTGAACTTTCTGCCTTAGCACTCAAAGAAAATATCAAGCCAATTGAATCTGCTCTTGATAAAGTAAAACAACTCAATGGTGTTGAATTTACCTGGAAAGATGAGAAGAAACAAAATACTCTTCCAGAATATGGTTTGATTGCTGAGAATGTAGCGAATGTAGTACCTAATCTAGCTTCTTTTGAAAATAATAAAGCAAGTGGTGTAAAATATAGTAAGGTTGTTGCTCTCTTGATTGAAGCAGTAAAACAGCAGCAAGAAGAGATTGATGTATTGAAACAACAACTGCCAAAGAAAAGAACTCGCAAATCTTCTTCTACTCAAAAATAATATAGGAAATAAAAGATGCCTACGTCAACTCTTAATTATATTGATAAAGTAGTTTCAACTTACGATTCGGGCAGCGATTCTGCTGGTTTTGCAAAACTTGATATTACAGACACCGCTACAGTTGTTGGTGCTAATATTAATACTCTCAATGTGAAAGAAAGCTTAAAACTTACAAACAGTGCTGGAAATAAAACAATTATGTTTCCAGAAGCAGATGATATACCTACAAGTGCTTTATCTGAAGCTCATTATCTTGCTTATGAGCCAGTAGATGGTAACTTTGGTAATGTCACAATTAAAAAGTTTGAAGATGGTGGATTCACAATGTCTAAACTTGCTTCTGTGATTGATTACGGTTCAGCACAGCAAGGTATGTTGACTACTTTTAGCACAGATTCTGGCGGTAAACTAGTTATCAATCAAGATTCTGAATACAACGCATTTTCTGGAAGAACAGAAATCTTAGCAGATAAGCTAAAGATGACAGATAATATTCTTGTTGCTTCAAATCCTGCGGGTTCTGGAGCAGGAGTATATCGTTTGACACTGGGTAATCTTGTAGCCTCTGTTCAAATCTTAGCTTCAGAGATTACAACAATTGGTAGTTTAACTTCGAACACAAAAGCAACCGCAGCCCACAATTCAATTGATTTCACCGTTGATGAGATGGATGCTTTTGGATATAATCCAACCATGAAATTTGACATTGATGGACTCTCAACAGCCGCAGGTCACTTTTCAGTTCCAACCACACATGGATTCACATTTGGTGCTCCTTTTTCAATCACAGGAGATAGCACACGAAAATATTATAATGGTGTGATTTCATATATTGATGAAATTGAGTCAAGTGGTGTGATTACTCAATATAGTGGATTTCTTTTTGAAACTGGTGATTATGCTACAGAAACAACAAAAACACTTTCTCTTGAATTTGAAACAGCAACTTCGGTTATACTTACAAATAATGTTACTCAAGTAGGTCAAGATATTATTTTAACAAACTCAGAAATTGACCTATTGAATAGCAACTTAAACTTTGCTAATAATAATATTATTTTTGATGATGGAGCAAGTCTTGATGTTCGAGGAAATATTGTTTTAGAACAAAGTTTAAGTGATGCCTCAATAGTTTGGCTTATGGCTGTAAATACATCTCAGCATATAAGAGCAAATACTGAATTTCAATTAGGTGAAGACCCAAATCAGTTTCGAATAATAAATGAGGCTGCTGCTACAAGAATTCAAACTACGGCCGCAAATACAATTTATATTGATTCGCCAGTTAGTCTATCAGATAACTTATCATCAACAGGTACTGTTGACTTGACTTCTGCTTCATCAACAACCTTTGGAGATTTTTCAGCACAAGTAGCTTCTGTTGATTCAGTCGATTCAACAGGTGATATTTCATCTGATACGGCTATTGTATTACCATTAAATGGTCAAATACGAATTGTAAACGGTTCTGATACATCTTACTTAGATGATACTCAACTTTCATTACCAAATGGTTACATTGCTTGTGGTGAAGACCTTACTGTTGGAAATGGTATTCTTGTTCAAGCCGGTGGAATTAACGTAAGTGATGGTAATTTGAATGTTCAGAATGGTGACATCACTTGCGGAACTTGTGAGTTTGAAAGAAGCTCAGGTACTGTAAAAGGAACAGCATTGCGTATTACTTCTGGTGATATTGAAGTTCTATCAAACGCATATGTTCGTGATGATTTAACTGTGACTCAGGGTAATTTAACTCTGACTCAGGGTGATTTAACAGTTACAGCTGGTCTTGTTTCTTTCGATACTGCACCGACACTTACTTCTTCGGTTACTCTCAAAGAAAACATTTCAGAATACAACAGTGGGCTTTCAGCAATCATGAATATGAAGCCAGTTACATATAATCGCAAGGCAAAACCCGGAACACAAGAATTTGGTTTCATTGCTGAAGAAATGGAAAAAGTTTTACCAACCGTTGTCTCATCACCAAATAATGTGAAATCAATTAAGTATACTGAGATCATTCCCGTTTTAGTATCAGCATTACAAGAACAACAACAGAAAATCAATGAATTAGAAAGTAAGCTTTCTAAATAATATAAAGTTTTATAATCAAGTTTCTCAAAGGATAAAAATGGCTTTTATTAACAATACGATTACTTCGAAAAAAGGAACTGGAGAGGACCTATTTGTTCGAACTGGAAGTTTGCTTTCGCCAACTACATTTACTTTGAGTGCGGATGCGGGAAGTACTGTTACGATTGATGGTGTGAGTCCGACTGACTTTTACACAGACATGTCAACAAACAACTACGATCTACTTGATAAACTTCTTGTATTTGATACTGGTCAAGTAAAATGGATTAAAGCTATTGATTCTGATATAACTTCGCTTACCTATGGTAAACTTCTGACTGTTGAGCCAAATAATCCTGTCCCTGCTGGAACACAATTTAAAATATATACACCTTCAGTGAGCATCACTGATGATTCAAAAATGGTTTTCAATCGAGTGACACCTGATTCAATCATGACAGGAGAGCATGGTATTGATTTAGGATATGGTAAGATTCGAAATGCTGCTCTACCTGAACATGCTCATGATGTAGCAACAAAACAATATGTGGATAGTTTGAAGATTGGAAACTGGAATCATATTGAAAAATTTGAGGGTGATGGAGCAAATACAGACTTTTTAGTTTCTGTTCCTATTTCAACATACAACGCAATTGTATCCGTTGGTGGTGTGATTCAGGATCCATTTGATTCATATCTTTTTGAATTCAACAAAAATACCACAAAGCTTAAATTCTATGAGCCACCTCCTGAAGAGACAATTGTTACAATTCGTACAACAACTTCAACAAACCTTTCATCATCAACAGCACTTGAAGAAATCTTTGTTGCTTCTGTAAAACAAAGCACATTTGTTCTTGAAAACGAAGTTTTTGACAAGTTTGGTTTGATTGTTACTATTGACGGTGTTGTTCAGTCAACATTGAACTATGACATTTTGACAACACCTCCTGGTGTTCGTGAAGTTACTCTACCTGATGGAACAAAAAATAAAGTTTATTACGGAAACGAATATAAAATTCTAAAGTTTGTTGAAGGTTTGGACTTAGGTGCTACAGTTCGTGTGCTGAATGTTCGTGGACGAGGATTCCACTCTCACAGCGGAACAACAATTCTTCTTGAAAATGATTCGTTAGTACCGAATACAGAAAGTATTATATCTGGTGATTATCAAAAAGTAATTGAAAATCATCCTTCTGCTCCTCCTCAAGAGTCAGTATTTCGAACTTTAGCAAATAATGATTTCACATTTACTGTTACACATGACTTTATTCTAAATCGTGGAGGATTGAATCTTTACGCAAACACTACTTGTAATAATCTGTATATCAATCTACCTGAAATGGGTGGTGAATATTCTCCAGACCAAGGTATGGAAGTTAAAGTTTCAACAAGTGTTCAAACCGCAAATGTTTTCATCAATGCTGACCCTTCAAACTATATGAACTATGAAGGAATTTTTGATGACCCAACAAAGACAGGCGATGGAGTTGTTTATAATCATCAACAGAATGTTCCGACAGTAATTCATCTCGAGTGGGAAAGTTTTTATAAAACATGGTATATTAAATATGGTATGGGCCTTTGGAATGTTTATGGTTCAGCAATCAATTATCCAGATAGTGAACCATCATAATGTTTATACATCTTGAAGACCAATTTTTTAATCTAAAAAATTGTTTATATTATGAGTATAAAGATTCAATATTAGAACTTGAATTTTCAGGTTCACTATGCTCAAAGATAAGACAAACAACAGAAGAATATAAAGATTTTTCTTTGTTTATTGAGAAAAATATAAAAGACTTAAATATAATGAATATTGATCCGAACATTGGTATTAATTTGAATTTAGTCTGTGGACTTTTTTATAAAGAAAAACAATTTACAGTTCATTTTGTTGATGGGTATCTAAAGAAATTTACAGTTGAAATTGAAAAAGACATTTTGTTAAAAATTATCGAACAAGGAAAATAAATGCCACAGGTTTTTAATTTAAGAGGAGATAATGTTCAGACTCTAGCTGAACTTCGTGTAGATACAATCAAAAATCAAGACGCAAGTTTTGATATCATTACAGTTGATAATGCTAATCAAAGTGTTACTCTTCACAATGTTGAAAAGATTTTCACAAGACTTGGACGTGAACTTGATGCCGAGAAAATAAAGGTGATGTAAAATGCCACAGATATATAATTTGGGTGGATTCACTCTTCAAAAAACACATACAATTCGACTAAGCGCATTGAGAAGTCAAGATTTACAGACTCCTTATTTGGAAGTAAACTTTGCGAATAATTCTGTATACCTCTTTAACGTAGAAAAAATTACGACTAAAAGATCAGATGGAACAGCAGGACCAACAATCACTGCTCAACAAATCGAATTAAGCCCTACTCAAATTTCACCATAATACGAGGTCAGCGTGGCGGGAGGCGTTCTCAATTTAGCAGGTATTACAGTCTTCAAAGCAAATAATGGCGTCATTGAAATACCCAATGGGACTCAGATAAAAGGTATTACTGATACTTCTGATACTTTTCTTGATACGGCAACATTTGATGTCAGTACAAATATATTACAATTAGTCACTACAGATGGTAATGCGGTCAATGTGGATTTAAGTTCTCTTTCAAATAAGCTTATAGGAACAGCATCCCAAGACGCAACGGCACTTGCGATTGCCCTTGGATAATTTCAAACATCAGTTTACAATAAAGACATGGCAAAACAAGATTTAGATTTAGGGGTTGTAGCAAATGATAATACTGGTGATACGCTAAGAGCCGGTGGTCAAAAGATCAATCAAAACTTTGTAGAAATCTATTCAAAGATTGGTGATGGAACTAACATCACTCTTGATGTCAACACAATGGGTTTAAGCACTCTGAATGATGTAGACACAACAGGAGTATCAGTTGACCAATATCTTCAGTATAATGGAACAAAATGGGTGCCTGTCACTCATGAAGTTGATGGTCGTGTTACAGGTCACTTAATTCCTGACGCAAATGTCACTTGGGATTTGGGTTCTTCAACACATCGCTTCCGTGATTTGTATCTTTCAAGCAGCACATTACATCTTGGTAACTTAGCAATTTCAGCTGGACCAAATGGCATTGAACAAAAAAATGTCTTGGGTGTTTATGATTGTATGGTAGACTACAATCCTATGGGCGGTGTTGTTTATGCAAATAGTTCTATATTAGTGACATCGGCAACTCTACCTTCTCAGCCAAATCCTTATAACAGTGGCATTGCTGAGCCAGCTTACCCAGGATTGAATATCAATACAAGAAATCCTATAATTCCTGAGGATGGTATAAAGTATACAATTAGTTACTTGACAGCAAATGGTGAAGCAAAAACATTTAGCACAATCAAAAGTGATAAAGATTATGTCAGCAATCCACCAAAAGATACAGATAAAGCTGATGAAGATTTTATGTCTTTTGGTTCACTTAGTTCATTAGTAGTTTATAATAAAGAACCTTTAACTCATGGTGTTGCTGATGAGTTAAGAACTGCTTCTCAAGTTGTTCTTACAATTACAAAAGAATTTGTGCCCGCAGAACCTGAACCTGAGATTGAAGAAGTAGAAGCTGAGGATGTTGTTGTCGATACAAGTGATATTAGTTTGTTCTTATATTCAGAAACACCTGTTATGACAGCCAATGGCAATTGGGATTTTAATCCTTTAGGTTCATACGAAACAACAGAAGTAGCAGGTGTAACTAAAGATCATCTTCCCGGTTTAGACACATCTCTTTTCACAGATGCTGAAGATTCAACCACAAACTTCATTGACAATTTTCCTGGGTTTCAACCTGGTATTGAAGCACAAGTAAAAATTACAAAACCTACAGGTGAGATTGTAACTTATGGTCCAATTCCAGACCATCGAAAAGCTGAGCCAGGTATTTCAGGGTTTCAAATTACTAGTTATAAAACAATTATGTTGGTTGGTGATGCTGCTACTGATTATAGCACAGCAACAAGTTTTGCTTTTGAAATCAAACAAATTTCATTAGACAATCAAGTTACAGGATCTCTCATTCCTACAGCAGATGTTTTATATGACTTAGGATCACCATCAAAAAGATTCCGTGACCTTTACATCAGCGGTAGTTCAATTCATTTTGGTAAACAAAAGATTTCAGATGAGGGTGGTCAAATTAAGTTCAGCGCACCACTCGCTCCATTTGAAGCTGAAACAGAAGTTTACTTTACTACAGATCAATTTACAAGTTCACATCCAAGACAAATCACATTCAATGAAGAAATACCAGGAGCAGTTGTTGATGTTCCCAACATGAGAACAACTCTTGAGCCTGAGTATGAATATAATTTGAAATTAAATGTTGCGATGGGACCAACGGTACTTCATAATGAAGTTTCAGGAAGGGCTGATGTTCGTCGAAAATCGGACAGTAATGCTTTACTTCAGGGTGATGAAATTGTTGTTTTGGGTCAACCTCATGGTATTATTGATGGTGTTGTAGCAGTCAATGTAAGAAGTCCAGAGCATCGTTTTATTGGACTTCGTAAAGGATATTACGCAAATCTAAAGTTGACTCTTTCAACTGGTCCTGATAAATTACAAGCTACAATGGACTCATATCAAAATTGGGATATGGTTCAAACGTCAACAAATCCAGAATGCGGTATCGCAATCTTTGACAATGGTTGGCCAGCATATATGAATGGTGCTGCAATTGGTTCAGACATTTGGCTTAAAAATACAATCAAAACTTACATTCGACGACCGAATGGTGACATTGTAATGTGTCCAGGAAGAAGCGGAAAGTTTTGGGATGTTGACACTGACAACTATACAGGAGGTGATTGTTTCTGGCAGGATAACGACTGCGGAAGTGTCTGGGTTTATAACCTTCTCAAAAAATCTGATGGCTCAAAAGTTCCCGGTAAACAATATTGGGATTATGTAAAAGAAGTTCGTGACGCTGGAATGACTTGGGTTGATAGTAATGGTGTCACACGACCATCAATTTGGGTTGAGTGGTATGAAATTTCTTCTTCTGAAGATACACTTGTAAATGTTTATCATCCATTCACAAAAGACAAGCCTGTTGAGCAAAGTGATTACTTCCAATTCACTGGTCAAAATCGTATTAAGCTTGTCAAAGGTACTCGCTCAGATGGTAAAGTTTTTGATTTTCTTGAGCAAGCAAAAAAAGATCCAATCAAAGAACTTACTTTCGCATTGACAATCAACAGACAAGACCGTCAAGAATATAATCTGACACCAACTGCTCGTTCTTTTGATGCCACAAAGTCAATCAATAATCAATTCAATGATAAAATAGGATCAAACACATTTGTAATGGTGAACAACCGTACAATTAATATTATGAATCCTACAATTTGGAATGCTTACAAATCAAGCCGTGGACGAAGACCACATATTTGGTTTGATCCTAAGAAAGCTTCTCTTGAGTTTAGTGTTGTCAAGAGAGACAAATCAAAACAAGGTGAAGTTCTTACTACAGAAGGTGAGCAAAACCTTGAAAATAAAACATTAGGTAAAGAAGGTTCTTCAACATTTATTGACGGAAGCTTTATCCCTAAGTCAGATATAGCTTATGATTTGGGAAGTCCAGATAAACGCTTCCGTGACCTATATTTGAGCGCAGATTCATTTCACTTAGGATCAACAAAACTTTCAACATCTGGTGGATCTCTCAAGGCACTTGATGTGGTATATGATCGAGGGTGGTATAAAAATTCTTCTAAGTATGGTCTTAAGAATGAGATGCAATATGATGGTAAACAAGCTCGAAGATATCAAACTGTTGAAGCACCAAATGATCCTGTCATAGGTTTCGGAGCTTTGATTGATGCGCCAGATAGTTTTTATAAACTAGCTCCTGGCTATCAAGCGAAACTGAAAGCAAATATTCGTGAACAAATTCAAGTAGCAAAAGAATTCCCATCTCTTGAAGGTACTGAAGAACTAGATGAATGGGGAAAAATCGTTCGCAATAGTCCTCAATTTGAACAACTCGATTGGGAAAATTCAAGAAACATTGCATCAGGACCTTTGAATGGGCTTGAATGGGCCTATAGTGATTATGGTAATAAGTTTGAAATCAATGTTTATGAAGTCGAAGTAGACAGTAGTCAAAATCCAGTGCGTTGGAAAATTGTATATAAATTTATTCAAGAATATCCAGGACAAACATCTGAAACAACCTCTGAATGGTTTGTTAAAAAGAGTCCTTCAACAGCCGGTCTTGTATGGGAAGCAACAAAAAATACAAGACTGTTTAATGTCAGCATGTTTGCTCAGTATGATACATCAGTAAACTATTATAATATCAATGGAAATGCTGATGAATTTACCTTTGAAGTAAATGTTGATACAGCAAGAGATACTATGTATCTTCAAGGTGAGGGTCAACTTCACAACTATTCATTACCTTTAGCAACCATGACACCTCACAGTAACACTGTTCCATTATACGGTGCTACTTTGGGAATGGCTTCACTTTATGCTACGAATCGTGAATTTGCAACTGGAACAACTCATTACAAATTTAACTTGGAATTAGGTGGAACAATTGCTCCTTATCATCCTGGGTTCCAGTATAATGCAAAGAAACTTGCGATTGTGATTGAACAGGGACAACGAACATACTTAAGATATTATGCTCTTCCCGCTGTTACTGATCAGTTACAACCGAGCGACTACGTTTCCTCATATAGCGGTGATCAAACAAATCCTAATTATGAAGCAATGTCAAGAGTTCGTAATCAATACTACTTGACTGAGTTTGAGATCATAGATTGGGGACAACCGGGTATGAAACTTGTCGCAAATGAATGGACTCGTCCTATTCACCAACAAGCAGTAGCCTGGGTTGAACAAATTTCATTAAATCAATTTGGTTCCACAAGCTTTGGAGCAGATGCAACATTGATGCTTGATGTTGGTAAAACAGTTACTGTGAATAGCAAACTCGACCTTGATTGGCATGATGCGATGTATGAGTTCATGACAAATAAGTATGGTTATGCACAACTTCAAATACCACCAAATGCTCCAGCTGGTCCGCTCTCAGCTACAACTGTGTTGCAACTCCCAAATATAATTCTATCAACTACACAAAAAGTTACAGCAAGTTCAAAAGTAACTGTTGAGCGTTTAGTTGATCCACAAATGTCAACAGCAAACAATTTCTTGTGGCATAAAATTACTGAAATTCCAAAAATCAATACGGCAATTTATCCATATCAATTACCAGTTGATGGTAAATATGGTATTCGTTTTGATGACCGCTATGAATTTCAAATTCGTTTATATAATGACAAAACTGCTTTAGACAATGATAAGCCTAATAAAATTTATCGTCAACTACCAAAAGATTTTTATCATTTTGAAATGACAGGTGCTATTGAGCATCAACCTAAAGATTATAATATGGAAGGTGTAGTTATTGACGGTATTGGTGGTCTTATACTTAAAGCAAGAGACCTACAAACTGTATTGATTGATTTTGATAAAGCTTCTTCAATTCGTTTGGCTCTTGTAGCAAAATCTGGCACCCGTGAATATAAAAATTTCTCTGAAAATTTTCAAGTGGATGCTGATGCGGGTAAACCTGTTCTTGCGTTTGAATCATTTGATAGTATTCTTGCTCTCAATGGACAGACACTTGCTGAGAATTGTGATATTGCCACAATTCTGAATAAAGCATATAGTTACTCTCTTGAAATTTCAAAAGAAATTGCGGATCCTTCTGTAACAAATGTTCAAACATCTTTGAATGCTACAGCAAACACATTGAATGCTTCCATTGCGAACACAACAAACAACTTGAATGCTTCCATTGCGAATAGTAATCAAGCAATTGCGAACACTCAAAGTCAACTTTCACAAACAAATGCTACACTTGCGACTACACAATCTGAGTTGATGAAGGCATTGAAGATTCAATCTGGTATGAGTGTTCCTACGTCAAACACAGCCGCTGGAACAATGGGAGATATGGTGATCGATGGAAATATTGTTTATATTGCTGTAGCAGATGACAAATGGGGAAGAATCAATTTAGACTTTAACTTCTAATCAATAAGTAACAAATGGCATTACCAGCAGGTAAACATGTTATAAACATCGGAGCATTTCCGAATGATAGTACAGGTGATACAATTCGTGACGGTGGTGAAAAAATCAATCACATGTTCAATGAAATCTACAGTGCTTTGGGAGATGGCTCAACCATCTCCTTTGTAGGTTCAAGCACATTAGCACAAATCATTGATGTCTCATCCAACTTAGCATCTTATGTAGCAAATACAGATATGCTCATGGGTCAGATGGCAAATGTGTATGCTACAATTGGTGATGGAACAAATCTACTTTTCAATGTTCACACATATCTCACTGACACAAATGTTTTTGAAAATAAAGATATCTCAGCCGCAAACAACAAAATCACAATCAGTATTGATGATCTGAGTGATGTCAATGTAACAGGTGTAACAACAGAACGAGTGCTGACATATGACCCAATCAACACTGAATGGATTGCAAAAGAACATGAAGTGAATGGTACAGTCACAAGTTCCTTGATACCAGATACAGATGCTGTTTATGACCTGGGTTCATTGACAGAAAGATTTCGAAATCTACATCTAAGTGACACAATTCATTTGGGTTCTGAAACAATTGAAATCAATGCAAATGGTGAGATTGAATTCAGCGCACCAATTGCTGCCGCATCAATCACATCACAAACGGTGATCACTGAAGTTCTCACTCAAAATACTGAAGCAGTTTATGTCTCAGCAATTGGTGGTTATGATTCATCAACAACTTTTGATAACAACTTAGGTGTTTGGTTACCATTTCCTTTTGATGTAATTGAATCAGAAAATCCACCAAACAATGATGATGGATTTTACATCACAAAAGGTTTTGACTTTCGAAACTTTGAATACAATGTTCCCGCAAATGGTGTTTATCGTGTTACATTAAGTATGGTTTCACCTGCAACATTTCCAAATGCTCAGTTTCGATTAGTTTCATCAAAACCACCACACAATAATGCCGATATAACTGAACATTTTCAAGATTGGATTTTCTTGAATGACTCAGAAAGAACAAGAGAATATTTTATACCATGCACTGTTGGTGATCGAATTTGGTGTGAATACACTAATCGCTTCTATCAAAGAAGTCAAATATCAATTTCAAGAGTCTAATAAATCATGGCAAACACTTTCAAGCTTAAAACAAAAGCGAACATTTCGACATCAAACTTTGAAAGCGTTTATGCTGTTCCACCCACCGTGGATTCAGCAATTGTTCTTGGATTGATCTTATCAAACAAAGCAAACGCAAGTATATCTGCAAGTGTGAACCTGGAGACAAATACAAGTGATAACACTGAGATAAATGAAGATGTCACTCTTTTACATAATATCACTGTGCCTGAAGGTAGTACACTTGAGATGTTTGCTGGTCAAAAACTTGTTCTTCAAAAGTATGATTCATTATTAGTCAAATGTGATGCTACAAATAGTTTAGACGTTGCTCTTAGTATCCTCGAAGTAGACTAAAACAAATGAGTAAAATACTCTCAATCGCCAAACTGTATACGGATCTCAACCGTAAATATGTTGGTGAAACCTTTCGTGGCCTTTCATTCAACAATTCATATGTGGATGCAGGAATCATCGGTGTCGATGATATCACTCATGCAGATACAGTTGTTGATAATACCGCAGTTCGTTTTGGCTTGACAAAAGATGTGACTGAAGGTGACATCTTTATCTACAATCCAGAACAACTTAAGTTCACAAATAAAAACATTGATGAATATATCAGCACAGAATTTGAAGTTCCCTATGTGCTGACTGACCTTCAGATTTCGGATGCCTCAAACACTGGTCAATATCTAACATCTGACGCAAATGGAAACTTCTCCTTTGCTTCTGTTAGTTACTCTTCATTGACCGACCATCCATTCATACCTGACCGCTTGACAGACCTTTCAGATTTTGAAGATGGAGACACAAGCAACACGGTTCTGCACACAGACGCAAATGGCGTTTTTTCCTTTAAATCTCTCTCATATGAGCATCTGGTTGACCAGCCGTCAATACCAGCGACCTTGACAGATTTGAGCATTCTGGACAGCACATCCAACACATACCTCACCACGAATGGTGGAGGAGTGTTCAGCTTCGAGACCATTGACTACACTCATCTGTCAAATCAACCAAGCATTCCCTCTGTTCTGACTGACTTGAGCATTTCAGATGGGTCTGCGAACATGGTCCTGACAACAGACGGAGCAGGCTTTTTCTCATTTGAAGAAATTGACTATAATAATCTGACCAACACACCAAACATACCATCTGGTGGTTCTGATACATATGAATTTCTCACAACAGACAGTGAAGGAAATTTATTATTAAATTCGATTAATTACAACAACGTTGTTGACACACCTTCGATACCTTCGAGTCTTCTTGATCTTGGAATTGTCGATGGAGCAGCAAACACGGTTCTGACAACGGATGCGAATGGTAACTTCAACTTTGTTGACATTCACTTAGGAAATGACTATAATGACTTAGCAAACAAACCTACTATACCTGTTGATTTGTTTGACTTAGGTGTTGATGTCAATGTTGTAGCAAACAGTTTTCTTTCAACGGACGGAAATGGTGAATTCTATTTTGCGAATGTTCAATACAGTCACATTCAAGGTTTACCATTCATACCAACAAAGCTGACAGAACTAAATATAGAAGACGGTGAGACTGCTAATCTTGTGTTGACAACAGACGCAAATGGAAGTTTCACATTTAGTTCTGTGAATTATTCCGATCTTCAGAACACACCGGATGAAGAAATTGCCAACACGATTTCAAGCCTAAGTAATTCAACAAACACAATGGTCACTTCGCTTGAAACAGATATGAACAACAAGATGGCAATTCTTGAAGAAGAAGCATTTATCAACTCAATTATATTTGGCTAATTAAATGGCGAATAAATTACTTTCAAAAACATATAACGGTGACCTCAATTATTCAGTTGCTCTGGACAAGGCAAACATCTACACTGTTCCAGAAAACACAACTGCAATTGTTCTTGGCTTCTCGTTGTCAAATCTAACTGATGATATTCTGACCACTTCTGTTCATTACACCGATGATGATGCCGGACAAGAAGTTCATGTTCTGAAAGATGTTGCAATGGCTGCCGGATCAACACTCGAAATAATGAATGGAAATAAAATGATATTGAATGCGAATGATGTGATTTCTGTCAGTGCTGACACTTCAAATTCATTCGATGCTATTCTTTCACTCGTAGAACAATCATAGGAAAAAAATGGATTATACTGTTTCACTTACAAACACTGAAGACCAAGCACTTTCTTTTGTAGCGTTGAGTCAGCAAGATTGGATTGACAATGTAGTTAAAAATCGAGCACGAATTGCAGTTGATGAAATCGTCAAGATTGCTGTTGAAAAATATATTGAAGTGGGCGAATCAATGCCTGGCTCAAAGGATGAAATTGTTGCGGCTGCCTTTGAACGAGGCTGGATCAAAACTGCTGCCGTTCGAAACGCTGAAGCAGAGGCTGCTCGAGAAGAGATGCCATGAGAAGAATCGGCTCTCTTCCAAAAATCTCACCAGTTCAAGTTTCATCTGAAAGAATTTCATTGAGAGGAAGATTTGCCGACACTTCTGAACCTGAGAACTATATATTCTTTCTCAATCGTTCATACACACCTGGATTTATAAGAGTTTTTGTCAACAAAAAACAATTGACTGAAGATGAATACATTGCGGCAAATGGAAAAGACATACGAATTCCTCGCACATTTTCACTTCGCAAAAATGACTTGATTGAAATCTATACAGATGGTGTGGAAAAAATGACAAAGTTTGGAAGATATTCATCGTATCGTGTTGTTGATACAATCAATCGTTTAAGAACAATCACACAATCGTAAGCAATGGGAACATTAAGCATTGACGGAAAAACATTATTCACAAGTGCGGAGTCAGGCTTACTTCAGCAACACTTTCGAACTACTCATCGACATTTTCGTCTTGAAGGTGTTGACGCACCCATTTCAGGTGATGCTGAAAGAGGTCAACTAGCAATCTATGAAGGTGAGAACAATCTGTGGAGCATCACAGATCAGGGTTATGTTTCATCACCCAACATTCCTGCCTTCTATGTTTATCGGTCTGGTGGCGCAAGTATAACTTCGGGAAACTTTCCTTTTCCTGAAGTGAGATTGAACAACGGTAATCATTATAACACTTCAAATTATCGATTCAGCGCACCAATCAAAGGCATTTACTGTTTTTTGGCAAGCGCACTTCATCGACAGCATACAACAAATGGTTCAGCAGAAATAACTTTTTTCAAAAATGATGCGGCAATAAATTCAAGAGGATTTGGTTATTCTTATTTTGGTCAGACATCAGCAAATTATCATGAACAAGTCTTTATAAGTTTAACAATTGACCTTGAACCTGGTGACTATATCACCTTTGGTATTCACGCAAATTCAGGCGATTGGTATTATGGTGATAATCTTGGATACTTTTCTGGACATCTCTTAGGATAATTATGGCAAATATTGTATTACATAATAAGACTGTCATATCACAGCAAGGATTTGAAGAGCCAGTCATTACACCAAATGTAATTTTTCCTTCAGGTCATATTGTTTCAAATATAATGATTCGAAGCAGTGAACAAATATCAATATCTGATTCAAATACAAGAAAGTTATTTGGTGGAAATTTTGAAAAGAAAAGACATGATACAGATATTTTTGCAACCTGTACAGTTTTTGGTGCTTATTATTATTCCGGAAACTGCGGTGTAGGACTTTGTTTAAATGATCAATGGGACCATGGTGTTGCTTATCAATATGATGGTCAATGGAATCGAGATGACCAGACTACAATTATTGTTGGAAGTTGTCTTTGGTCAAATGTTCAAAAGGGAGATTGTCGAATTGATTTTGGGTGGAATACATATAACGGTTCTTCAGGTGATAAACCCTTTTTATATCTAAATCCAAATCATGAGCGTGATGCTCGAAATCAACAAATGAGTTCAAGTATAATTGTTTATGAGGTAATGCCATGAATCTTACATATACACTTAATGAATTTTATCCTGGCCAATGGTATCCATTTCATTCACCAACAGATACAATTGATGACTATTCATACATTCATTGGCGTATTGAAAATCCTCCATCAAAAGAAGAGGTAGAAGAAAAAATCCAAGAGATGAGAGAACAACACGCATTTGCTTTATGCCGTGAAAAAAGAAATTCTCTTCTCACAGAAACTGATTGGGAAGTTCAAAGAAATTCTGAGCGAAATATTTCAGACCAGGCTTTGATTGACTATCGTAATGCTCTTCGTGATTTGTTTCAAGAAATTACTCAGGGTAACATTCCTGCTCCAACACTCAACGAGAAGAATGAATTAGTTTTTGACCACTGGCCAGAAAGATAGAACTTCTGATAAATATATAAGTTACATACATTTTTTACAAGTAAGATTATAAGGATAAATGGCAGTTAGTCAAGCTAAACAGAAATCTGTGATCGTTGGAATCAATTCAAAAACATTTTCAAATGATGTGGAAGTTCCGCTCAATTACTCTGCTATTCTCAGTGGTCCTGTTTCTGTGCCAAATGCTACAATTGAAGGCACACTCAATGTAATTGGTCAACTCGATGTTTCAGCGAATCTTGTGATAGGCGAACACGGTACACTTAACATGACAGGATGAAATGGCAGCAAATCTAACAATCGATGGAACAGAAGTATTTGTAAAAGAGAATGGTGTCATTCGTTATTTGTTTCCTGGTCCTCATCACACTTTCACAGTTCGTGCTGAACATCATCCAGTTTCTGGCGTCACAAATGCCGATTCGGATAACACAACATCAGATCAATTCACAATTTATGCTGGTGAGAATAAAGTTTGGGGAGTTTCAGATGAAGGTTATGTCTACAATCGTAGACCAGCCTTTCAAGTCGCAGGAACACAACACTTAGCAAGTGCAAATCTTCGTAACTGGCGAACAGTAATTTGTAATGATGGCGATCATTTTGATAATAAAAAAGGAATTTTTACAGCACCAATCACAGGAACTTATTACTTTATACTGTCTTTCACAGGTCAAGATAGCACCGCACCAATTTACCCAAGATTCTATATCAACAATACTGAATACTCACCTAACATGAGTCAAATGCATGTTGATGCGGGTCCAGGAGATGGTGCTGATGTTCAATCGAACATAACAATCTTCTTACTTAAAAACTTAGATGCGGGAGATTATACTTCAGTGCGAGTGCATAGTAATTCGACATTTTACCCAGATGGTATTATTTTCGCAGGATGGTTATTCTAAAGGCAAACTATGGCATTTATTGGAGCACCTTCCCCAGCTGAAAGCAAGATTCTCACCACCATCGAACCTAATCGTCGACAGTATTTGGGAGATGGTGAGCAAACCGTTTTTGCGGTTGACTATTACGAAAACTTTGTTCTTGTCTTTCAGAATGGTATCAAGCTCACAGAAAATTTAGATTACGAAATAGGTCAAGACAGTAAGCACATTCGTTTTATTGTTGCTCCAGAAATGAATGATACAATTGATTTGTATGGAACAATTGATATCGCAAACACTGAGAATCGAACCATCTATAGTAATACATCTTTTACTACCTTCACTTCTCTTACAGATGTCGATACTCTTTCAGCTACAGACAATCAAGTTCTAACAACAGATGCAAATGGCTATTTCTATTTTCGAGATACAACGCTCAATGAATTAACTGATGTCAATTCTACAGCAAACATTGATCAAGTTTTAGTTGCTGGCGCAAATAATCATTTTCATTTTCGAGACACAACATTTAGTAAATTGACTGATGTTAATCTTTCAATGTCATCAGCACAATACTTGACAGGCGATGCAAATGGATACTTCTTTGCGAACACTGAATTCAAAAATTTAGTTGATGTTAATTCTACAGCAAACAATGGTCAAATTTTAGTTGCGGACGGTTCTGGTAACTTCTTTTTTGAAGACAAGGTGACAAGTCTTGCTGACTTTGATATGACATCAATGGCAAATAATAGTATTGATGCGAATAAATTAGTCGATGGAAGTTTGACGAATACAAATTTTACTGCGAATTCAATTAGCGGTGAAAACATTTCTGATACTTCAATCACTGAAAACAAAATTAGTGGAACAATCTCAGGTGTGAAACTTACAGATGCTTCCGTTCCATTGTCAAAATTGAGTGAAACCTTTTTATCTAATATATCGTCAATAGAATTTAAAGATGGTGCTAATAGCCCTGTAGGTATAAAAGCTGATAATGACACAATGATCTTGAATGCATCTGATACCAATCGAATCATAATGGATCAAAGTGGTAATTTTTATCCTGCCGTAAATGGTGAACCATCATTAGGACTTGTAGATAATAAATGGAACAATTTACATGTTAATCACATTTATCCATCGTATGAAAGATTTAATGATAGCTCAGGGAATATATATGCTAATGGTAGTTGGTACACAATACTAGGAGGATTGAATGGTCATCAAATCTTTGATATATCCGTTTCAGTAGCATATAGTGGTTTACATACTACTGGTGTAATTCGTGTGTCTGTTACTTATGCTCAAGGAATAATTTTTAAACAAACATCAGGAGCTGGTTGGTCCGGTGATGTTGAAGCAAGAATTACAGGAACAACATACGATTATAATATTGAACTAAGACATACTACTAGTCAATCAAATGACAAATACATCTACTGGCGAGCTAAAAGAATAGGAACATAGGAGAAATACTTTATGGGATTACAAGTTACTAAAAAAATAGCAGGGCGAGAACAGAGTCTTTATTTGAAGATTGATGCTTTAGTAGGTAATAAAAATCATACTGAAGTTGTAGCAAACTATTATTGGGATCGAGATGTATCTGCCTTTATGTCAAATGCTTTATCCAGTGAGAGATTTCCGATGCACTTTGAGCGAAACTCAGAGGGTAATCCTTTTGCCATTGCTTATGAAAAATTGAAAGAATACTTAACTGTAATGAATATACCATTTAGTGATATAGATAGTCCAACAGAAGAGCCACTTTCAACACTGTCGGAGTAAAATGGCAAGTAAAGCTAGAGATTTCGCAAGATTAGCAAGAAGACTGAATGTAGCAGTTGACTTGGCAGATGAACGAGTTTATCTGAGAGATATAAACTTTGATTCATCTTCAAGCAATGATACCATTCAAAATATGGTCACAGATAATCTGACTCTTGTGAATCTACAAGATGTCGAACCTG